TTTTGCATTACCACTTATTGATATTCTTATATCATTACTAATATTCTTCTTAGTGAAGTGTGGCATCCAATTAGGAAATATAATTAATGTTCCAACGCTTGGAGTCTCCTCCATGCTAATGAATTTGTTATGTATTGTAGTTTGCCATACAATGTTTCCACAATTTGGTTCTGTCTTACTATAATACACCCAAGATAAATGAGGTGGTAGTCCTTCACTATCATGTGTATGAATCATTGTTGATTCATTTGGTTCTAATATATGTGCCCATTGATTGTAAGTAGAAAAGTATTTGTTAACTTTTTCTTGTATAACTTTATCTACTTCTTTTAATAGGTGATCACATGCTTCTGTTTCTGGATAGAAACTATCTTCTGCAAATGTGTTTCCTCTATCATCATCTAGCTTCATGTTTTTTCTTAGCAATACATCTTCGTTTATTTGATCATTGTCTATATTAGACAACTGAGTTGTAAACCTACCGCACATGAATATTGGACTATACACCTATCAAGTTCCCCCATAGATATGTGTGCACTCTTGCTGATACACTATATCCTCTTGCTTGAGCCATACTAGCAACATCACCATCACATAGGTCTTGTCCCTCTACTGTAGCTCCTACAGGCATAATCCATACAGGCCAATCAATGCCTTGTTCTCTATATAATTCTACCACTTCATCTAACTCATCCCATTGTTCTTGTTTAGGACCTAATACAAACTTCAACTGACCTGCTGGTACACCATCTTCTTGTGGTCGTCTATGTCTGTGTACTAATAAATTATAATCAATTAAATTCTCTGGCTTAATTGCTCTACTTCTTTTCTCTCCAGATACTGTCCATAGTTTAGGTGAACAAGACCAGAATAGTTTAGAAGTAAATGAACCTCTATTACCAAAAAATTCCATAAACTCTGGTGTTAGTTTTTGTGTACCATTAGTTTCAAATGTCACCCAACCAGGAACATCAGGTCTTCTATTTCTATATTCTTTCATAATAGCAACAGCTGCTCTTTGAGCATTTCTCATTAAAGGTTCACCACCAGTAAATACTAAGTGTGCTCTTTCACCAGACTTAGGATGTAAATATTTTCCTTCTGGATTCCATTCATTAGTCATATGTGCTTGTAGTCTATCACATATCTGTTTAGCTGTCTCATGCTTCTGTAAGTGTCTAAATTTCTTTGCCCAACTATAAGAAGAGTCACATCCTTTTTCCCATACTGGAAGTTGTGTCACATCAGATATACTATCAGCATCAAAGTCTTTATATGGTAGCTCCCAATTATCTACATCTGTTGGATCGTCTTGACCAAACCCACTACATTGTAAATTACATAAAAAGAATCTTACCCAAGTACTTGGAACACCAGTAAAGTATCCTTCACCTTGTATAGAATAAAAGGTCTCACTAAATGTTATAGGCATATTGTGATCCCTATTTGGTAAATTTGAATGTGCTATTATCTCTGACACCATACCTCCAGCCACCAGCGAAAGTATCTTCTACCTTCTCCATATGCAGCGCTTCTTAATCTATTGTATATCATCTTCTTCTCTTTCCGTGTTTACTTCTTCCTTCGCTTTCTCTTCTAACTCTTCTTAATAAATTCTGTTGTTTCTTTTTTGCTCTTTGTAATACTATATTGTTGACACCATCAAGATAGTTCTCTCCATCCATATGTTCCATCTCATGCATGAATATTCTTGCTGTAATTCCACTAAATCTTTTTACAATTGGTTCACCAGTTGGAGAAAAGAATCTAACTCTTATCATTTGAGGTCTTTTCTTTTTAATATACAGACCAGGATAACTTAAACATCCTTCATCCATTAATACTTCTTCACCAGCATGAGCAGTTATTCTTGGATTGAAACAAGCAAAACCTGGATCTCCTTCTGTGACAAATACTCTGTATGGTAATCCTAATTGGTTAGCAGATAAACCTATCCCTCCAAAGTATCTCATATGAGCTAACATATCCGTAGCTAACTCTACTGGATCTACTGGTGGATTTTTTAAATCAAAGTTTTCTAATTTAGTTGATAGTAATGGATGGTTCGCTGGAACAAGATTCCATTTCTTCTCGAATTCTACTTTCGTTGCATGTGCTGCTGCTTTCTTTGGGTCTACTTCTACCGTCATTCCACTATCCTAGAAAAGTTTTTATGCTTCTCGAATCTCACTACGTTTGAGAATTTATCAAGAAGCTGATCTGTCTTATGGGATATTATAATGATATTTGTATCAGAAGTCAACTCTTTTATTATTTTTAAGAATTCATCTGTACCTTGAGTGTCTAAACTACTATCAAATATCTCATCCATAATTAGAATATTTGTACTGGCACTATTCTTTAACTTAGCTATTGCTCTCCAAGTAAACAATAATGCTAAATCTATTCTCATTTTTTCACCTTCAGAAAAAGATGCGTATGAGAATTCATCTCTGTGTCTGGATCTTATAGTCTCTTTAAAGTCTTCATCTAAATTAAAGTCTACAAAAAACTCCATTGCAGCCAAGTATTTATTAATCAACTTGTTCATTATTGGAACGTACTGTTTAATAATTCTAGCCTTAATACCAGTATCCATTAACAATGTTCTTGCTGAGTCATAAACAGATTGCTGTTTCTTTAAATCTGTTTTCTGTTCTTTTTGATCTGCTATGTCTTGATTAAGTTGATCTAGTCTTGCTGTTGCTTCTTCTTCGTCACCATCTTCAAAAGACTTTGAAGCCAATTCATTATTAAGTCCTTCAAGTATTTCCTCAAGGACAATGATGGAAGTTCTTTCATTTGCCCGTTCCGAGTCAACACGCTTTGCTTCTTCTTTGATTGATTTAAGCCTTTCCATTCTAGTCGAGTTAGTGGCAATTTCTTCTTCGAGCTGCTTAAGGCCGCTCGTTGTTTCGGTGATAGCTGTATTGGCTTCATCTTGTTTTGTTGCTCTATACTCATCTGTAATCTCCTGACCGCATGTACTACATTCAGTATTATCTTCATAAAACTTTAACTGCTTTTTAAGATTAGTAATCTTTCTTTCTATCTGTCCTTCTAAGGTTAGGAATTGTTGAATTCTATTGGAGACAGATTCTAATGGTTCACATTGTTTAAATAATTCTGCAGCTTCTATTTCAAGTTCTTCCATCTGCTCATTATGAGCTCTGATTTGAAATTCTGTATCATCAATCTTATGTTTGAGCTCAGCAAGCTGAATGTCTACATTTTCTTTTACTTTATCTATATAGGTTTCCTGGACGCTAACCTTTTCATCTAATAAATTTAATTGATAGTCTACTTCTTGCAAAGCATTCTTATTCAATGCTATCTTATCTTTTAATAGACCAGCCATTGTACTAAAGATTTGTATATCCAATAAGTCTTCTATAACTGTTCTTCTATCAACAGTACTTAATTGCATAAATGGAATAAAGTTTCTCGATCCTAATACTACAATCTGTGTAAATGATTTGTAGCTCATCTTTAGAATGTTCTGTTCTAATATCTTTTGATAGTCTTTTGTATGTGCATCCTGGTTAAGTAGTTCACCGTTTTGATATACTTCAAATGTTCTTGGTGCATGTCCTCTACATACTTTATATTTGTTAGATCCTATTCTAAATTCTACTTCTGTTTTAAGATGTTTCTTATTAACACTATTAACTAATTGTGGATTGTTAACCTTTCTAAAAGGTTTCATATACAATGCATATGACAATGCATCTAGGAATGTAGATTTACCTGCTCCGTTCTCACCAACGATTAATGTATCTTGATAAGACTCTAAGTCTAATTCTGTCCATGTGTTTCCATACGACAGGAAATTCTTGAATCTAATCTTCTCAAATATTATCATAATATACCTTTACGAAACTTGTAGTGCTTCGTCATACAAAGCTCTTAACAAACTTTGTAATTCATTCTTTTCATTTTTTATTTCTAAATTGTCAACGTATGTGTTGAGTATAGTTAATGTATCTTCTGCTTCATCAATTATATCTTCATCATCTTCTAAATCTAAATGCAAATGATCTTGTACTACTTGTACTTGCATTGGATTAACTTGTTCTAATTTTTCTATATAAAGATCAAACAGTGTAGGATTGTCTTTCGTCTTTATAATAACTTTAACTACTTTATTTTCAAACTTGCTAAAGTCTTTTGTCTGTTCTAATAATCCAGCCATATCTAAATTTGTATCATCATACCATATCTTATTAAATAATGTATGTGGATTAGGAATAAATTCTATTGTTCTTGTATCAGTATCTAGTATATGAAAACCTTTTTGATCGTCATAGTCACTCCAAGTCATTTCATATTCTGTTCCTAGATAATTTATATTACCATGTGCTGACTTATGATGGAAGTGTCCACTACAAACTAAATCAAATTTCTTTAACCAACTATCTGATATACCATGATCTAATACAACATGCTTACTCATTTCATATCCAGATAATTCTAAATGACCTAATAGTATCTGTGCATCAGTTTTATCAGCCATAACAAATGTCTGCTCTTCATTAGCATCACATATCCAAGGTACCAACATTATTTTTGATCCATCAAACTCTACAACATCTGGTTGAACATATGTAGTAATGTTATCATATTCTTCTAATAATAAATCAATACTATTAACTTCTAATGTATTTTTATAAACACTATCATGGTTTCCAACTATGACATGCATATGTATTCCTCTATCAGCTAGAGGTTGAAAGAACATTTCTTTTGAATACTTTAATGATGTAAATGAAATATATTTTCTTCTATCAAATGTATCACCTAAATTAATAACTGTATCAATCTTTCTCTTATCAATCTCTGGAAAGAATACATTATCATAAAATTGCTTCATATGTTGAGCAATCTTCTGGCTATCGTTTCTTGCACCAAAGTGCTGATCTGTTACTAATGCTATTTTCATATTGTTGCTAAATTTTTTGGTCCATCAAAGTTATCAATTATATCTTCATATCCATCTGTATAAAAACAAGTAAGTTCTGTTCCTTTCTTTATAGGTATTATTGCCCACATGTGAGTAGCAATTCCTAATTGTGTTGGTCTCTCAGGTCTTGGATGTCTTAACAGAGCACAGTTAGGAGTTTCTGAATGATTAATAAATCCACCCAATGGCGTCCTTGCATAATCTCTTCCCATGTGTCTCTCTTGATCTGGTATAAGAGCTATATGTGTTATACCTAAGTATGAGCCAGCTGGTATATCTATTACTGCATATAGACCATGGCCTTTGCCTTCGCTTATCTTAACCTCTACACATTCTGGCAGAGCTTTATAATGATGCTCTTTAAACATTCTTTGCTTTTTCCATCAATTCATCTAACGCATCCCAATCATGGACACCTAATACGGTGACCTCAAACTTATCGTCTTCTAGGAATTTTACTTCATGTGGCAAGTCATAACCTTGCTCGTGAAGTACTTGAGCGTTAACTGTGAATTGTCTGAAGTCGTCTTTACTTAGTAGTATCGTTTTTCTTTCCATTCTCATCCTCAACAAAATTTTCTAAATTAACCTTCTTCGTTTTTCTAGCAGCTTTCTTTTCTGCTTCTTTCTTTTCAAAGTTTTCAACGAAGTCGGTCATGTATGGCGTATGTAAATTAATATACGCTCCTTGATCTCCTTTCGAACCTTGCTCTCCGTGTTCAGCTAGTTCGTCAAAGACCAATGACCTTTCCAATGACTTGTGTTTGATATAGAGTTGTTTCTTCTCTCTTTGTATTCTTCGTAAAAATGCATAATATATAATTTGTGTAAAGTACGCAAAAGGGTTAGTTGATTTCTCTGGATTGAAGTTGCCAATATAATTGACACAGTTTTCAATACCATCACTAATCATCTCGTCCCTGTATGTGTAGTTTATGAAGTTAGGCTTAGTTGATAATCTTGTTGAGATCTTCAATAGGCACTCACCAATGTACTCAGGTATTCTAGGTTTATCGTCTCCAGACTCCTCAGCTTCTTTTACTGCATTGAGATATTCGACCATCTCAGCATACAGCTTTTTATTGTCTACGTAATGTTCACTTTTTGCTCTAGGCATGATTTAATGTATAGTTGTGTTTGCGTTTGGATCTTGAATTGATTCATAGTATTCCATTTCTTGTTCAATATCATCTTGTGCTCTTCTCTGATCCACAGCGTCCTTTAATGTTTTACTAATCATATCTTCTAATCTATTTTGCTCATCTAAAGATATGACAGCTCCTCTTTCTTTTGTAAACCTTTTAAAATGGTTTATTGTATTATCCTCTAAATCGTATTCTAAGGCAACGATTTTTTCCTTTTTTATTGTAGCAGAATTCTTTTTGGTAAACATTAGCCAGTGTGAAACTGACAACATAGGACCTAAAGCTGAATTGTTTTTATGAACTAAGACTGGATTTCTTACTGTAATCTCTAAAGGTGTTGGTCCTTCTTCAACAATTGCAATGAGTTCTTCACCGCTTGTTAGTTTTATAGTTGCTAAATTCTCCATTAGTTTTTTAATGCCACCTTATAGATTTTATAGTTAAACTTCTCTTCATTATACATCTTAACTCTTTCTGCAAAATGTTCTAATGTATAATTCTTTTTAGACTTCCATGCCATGTTATCTGCAATATCAAATAATGTTGCTACTTCTTTACCATCACCTGTTCTAAGACCTCTACCAATACTTTGCAGCACTCGGATCCTAGACTTAGATGGAGAACAAAATACTATATTATGTAATCGCTTAATATTGATACCTGTACTAAAGGTTCCAAAGCTAGCAACTATGATAGCATTCTCTTCATCTTCAACAATATGTCTTATCTCTTCTCGAGAATTTCCATCTACCTCTCCAGAAACAAAAAACACTTTCCTATCTTTATCAATACTATTTCGTATAGTTGATTCAATTTGATCATATAATGGCTTCCCATGTTTCTCTACAAATTGATATAGCATTAAAGTATTACCATTTAAACTTAATGCTAAGTTTTTAAGGAACCTATTTCTTGATTCATTGCGAACAAGAAAGTCTACCTCGTCTTGGTATTTATCTTTTATATGCTGTTTCTTAACTGGATCTGGGTATTGTAATTCAATACATTTTACATTAAACTCTGATAGTGTTCCTTTCTTAATTAGTTCATCTGTTGTAGTCACTTTCTCTACTGAACCAAATAGACCTTCTAAAACTAATCTATGTGTTTGTGTTCCATCTAATGTTCCTGTGAAGCCAAATCTATATGGAGTATCAACTAACTTAGTCATTATAGATGTTAATGATTTACTTTTAAATTGATGAGCTTCATCTCCTATAACTACATCAAATTGCTCGAACCATTTCTTTGGCATCTTATGAATAGATTGCCATGTACTAATAGTTAGTAGGTGTGATGTATCTTTTTCTACACCTGCAGTTATTAAATGTGGATCACCAACATACCCATATGATTTAAAGTCTCCGGCCATTTGTTGTACTAATGATATTGTTGGTACAATGATAAGAGTCTTTTTACTTAGGTATGCAGCTAGTAGATATATGATAAGTGATTTACCACTTGCAGTTGGCGATAACATCAATGCACGCTTCTTCTTCACTGCATGAGCAAAAGCATCCAATTGATAGTCACGGACTTCAAATGGTAAATCGAGTTTGCTGGCAAATTGTTTAGCTTCTGCAATACTAAACTCATCATCAGCATAAGCTGGATCTATTTCTAAATTGTAATCTCTTTCATTACAGAATTGTTGTACGTGTGGAAGTAAGCCAGCATATATCTTTTTGGTCTGTGCATTGAATAATCTTATCTTACCGTCCCAGAATTTATTTCTTACTGCTGGCATAAATTGCATTCCAGGAACAGTGAAAGTAAAATAGTCTGCTAGTTCAAAACACGAACCGCCATCACAGTCTACTGTCATGTAAACTTCGTTTACTTTCTTAACTGTTAAGGTTTCCATTAGATTCCAACTTTAAACTTTTCCCAATTAATGGCAGCGTTTATATTAAATCCTCTACCGTTCAAAGATTTGATAATAGATTCTAAGAAATCTACTTTCTCTTTTTGCATGGCTAGTTTAAGTTGACTGTCAACCCAATCTTGGTTTCTGTCAATGTAAAATGTAATATCTGATTTGAGTATTTTTAATTGAAAAGGTTCCCATCCTTTTTCTTCACACATCTCATAATCAAAATTACCTTGATAGTATTCCCATAGGTCTGTGTATAATTGTTTAGAAACTAATTCCATTTGTCTTAGTTTCAATCTCTCTGTAGAGAATATTTTAAAGTACTTAGAATGTAGTTGAGGGATCTTAGATGCTTCTTCACCAAGAGCCGTTCTATCTACTTCTGCGTCTTTACTCCATAGTGTTTGTATTTCTTGCAGTGTCATATTTCTTCTCATAATATAATCTAATTGTTGCCTTTCGCCACACAGCAACAAAAAATAATATACTTGTAGTGGCTATTGTAATCTGAAACGCATTAAAAGACAACAGTTCAAGACAAATATATACAATAATAAAGTTTAAAGGAAACATAATTAATGTTCCTAAAAACGTATCTACTATTGCTTCTTTAACTGCTCTTTTCTTTTTTCGATTCACAAATTACCATAATATTATCCAGTGGTTTCAATATCGAACTTTCTAAATTTGAAAGTCGCTGTACATTCAACATAGTCAACATCTGCTAATGTTGTATTGAATGGTACGTCAGAAAGTGATGTAGGATAGCAGTCAGTGAACTTAACAAATCTATTTGGATTCATTGCACTGTTTAATATTGTAAGAGTTGCATCACTGTATACATTATCATCTTTAGTCATATCAAACGTTCCTGCATTACCCCATGCAGTTGCATCATCTGTAAAATTGTCTATCCTTGTAATAGCTCTCATCCAATTGTATATCTCTAAGTAGTTATCCATATTCTCATCTACTCTAAATGTAAGAACAAGATCACCAAATGTCACTAGGTCACCAGGCATTTGAATTTTAGCTGAGAATGGAGTTCCAACTGGTAGCTCACCAACTATCATAGATGGAATAGCTACACCTTGAACAAAGAAGTTCACGGTTGGTAGTTTCTTTATACTAAACTTAGCACCTAAGGGTGATAAGAAGTTGGTTGTTTTTGGATCAGTATTAATACTCATATACTTATTTATGCTACCAGTTGTTATTAACCTTACTTAGTATTCACAAACTCATTCAATTCATTAGCGTATGCTATAACATCAGCTGGTGTAATTGTTTCATATGGAATTGGTTTCTTATCATCCGGATGATTGTCATTGTGTGCATAAGTTGCATCAATCTTCCTTTGTAAGTTATCGTAAAGCATGCCTTGTGCCATGCTTAGTAAGTCGGCACGGATCTCGTACCCTGATTTATTATCTGACATATTTCCTCCTGTGTGTGTAATGTGTCTTGTAGTATTATACTACAGGAGTATTTATATGTCAACAATAAAGTTTGTCGAAAACTAATTTTGCTTCTTCTAATGTGTATGGTTCTTCACCGTATGCTTTCTTCTCATACGTGTTCATGTCATACCAAATAAGAAAGTTTTCTAAAATGCTTATTGATTTGTCGTATACAAATTCTGGCATTAGTCGTTCCTCACACCTACACCCCAATCTATTACTACAGGAAATCTAGGAATTCCGTCTGGAGTCTTTTCGAAATATCTAACTGTCACCCAATTAGGTTTTACTTCCTGTTCAAATAATTCTTTTAATACTGCTTGGCTTCCTCTTACACCACTACCAAATGTTCTACCATCTCCTAGTTCTAATGTAAAGTGTTTAGCATACCCAGCCCAGTTGCCTGAACCTTCTAGTACTTCTACAACATCAAACTCTTCAGTAATAAATTCTTTTCTTTTAAGTAGGTTTTTACTTCTCTTATTTTCATAAGGAGTATTATTTCTAACCATCTGTCCTTCAAAACCATTTCCTATATATTCAGCATAAAGACTATCTAACTCAGATTGTGTATTACAAAAGTCAGTCATAACTATATGAACTGGACCTTCAGCATCTACTTCATCTTGAATAAAGTTCATTCTATCTTCAAACAATTCATCACCAGCCATATCATATACATGATACTCAACAAGTTGCTGACATTCTGATGCCTCTTCTGGAGTAGGTTTTACTTTTCTAACAAGACTTGTAATCTTATTAAAGTCTTCTCTTAGGTCGTGATTGTAAAGTTCACCATCTAAAATAGCATCTGGATTTCTCATAAAGAATGTTTGCAATTCAAAATATATATGATCACAAGTTGTAATTCTTTTACCTGCTCTGGTAAACAATCCATCCTTTCTAGCAATACATCTAATACCATCTAACTTAGGTTGGCTTATCATATCCAACATCATCTTTTGTTCGTCTCTAAGTTTAGAATAATCATGTGCTAATTGTGGCTTGAACTTATCATAGGTATCAACTTTTTTAATATCTTCAAAGTATTCTTTACCTACTTTTTTATCCCAATCAGCTTGAGCTTCTTTAGCAGCTTGTTCGTAAGCTGTAGTAGCATTTGCTCTACCTTCGTTCTTAGCTGTAGCTTCTTTCCATTCACTTACAACTAAGTTGCCTTTATGAATTCCAGCTTGAGTTCTGGTTGCTGCATCTTTATATTGAATAGTCCACTCACGGATTTTTCCTTTTGTGTCTCTTTTATATAATGTTGGTAAACTAATTATTCCCATATCTTTCTATCCTGTTCTTCGTCCCATCCTTTTTTATAAAGAGCAATCTCTTCAACTGTCATTTTATCTTCAGTAATTTTTTCACCATTACCAGTTCCGTCTGGATACCAATGTGGATTAAAACTTCTGTGATAGTAGCGGTCAGCGGAACCCCTGTCTTCAGGGGATCCGTGTATTGGTAATTCGTAACTCATTATGCTACACTCCTTTGATTAGTGTAAGCTACTTCCTCTTTGAAAGCATCCTTACCAGGAATGAATCTAATCATATCTTCACCAGTATCGTGACACTTGAATCTTTTAGTAGTCACGTTAGACCAAAACTCGTCATTACCTTTCTCTTGTAAGACAGCTGACTTGATCATCTGATCCTTAGTAATGTATCCACAGAGATAGAAGTCAAGCAACATATCACCGAAAGGTATTCTACCATTAGACTTCCATCTAACAATATCACCATCAAAGAAAGCATCCTTAGCTCTACCTTCAATTGAGTCACCTTCGTATGAAGGAAACTTTGCAGAAAGTCTGTCTGCTTCAGTAGCATTCTTGTTAGTGAATAAACCAACTTCAGCTCCATATGGAATGGCTCTGTAGCTTCTACCAGCTAAGTTATATTGGTCATCAGGTGATACACCATTAGCTGCTTCTCTTCTAGGATTACTTTCCCAGTTATAAAAGTCTTTATTAATTTCAAAGTTTTTCATATTTTCTCCTTACTTATTTCCTTAACTTATACAACTATTATACTAAATTATTGATTTGAAGTCAACAGTTTTTTGAATTTCTTTTACAAGATTTCTACCTCTATCAGTGAATAGAAATCCACATTTCCAAACATAATGCTCGACGTCCCAATCAGCATCATTAGCTTGCATGTGCCATTTGATAGCAGTTGCTCTATCTTGAGCTCCTATCTCTTGAAGATCAGCAATCTCTAAATCCCAATGATCAGCATTCTGCTCTTCTCTCTTCTGCTCTTCTTCATAAACACGCTCAGCTATATCGCCTAATCTATCGAGCTCAGCTCTAAGCTCTTCAACAGACATATTGTCATACTGAGGACCTCTAGGTCTGAAACCATATGCACTTTTATGCGTATCAGAGATATACTGGAGCAGTTGCTCCTCTTCTGATAAATCTTCCCATTCTTTATATTCTGCCATTTTTAATTCCTTATCTCCTTAACTTATACACCCATTATACTAAACTCTCGATTTGAAGTCAACAGTTTTTGATCAAAAAAAAGGGACCAAAAAGGTCCCTTTTAAAAAATATGTAAAAAAGATTACATAATGTTTTTAACTAATACTCTTCTGTAGTATTTGTTTGCGTTGTCATCCAATGCACCAGCTGCTGATAGAGCACTTGTTCCTCTTGCAAAAGGATTCTCAACTACGCCGTAACGAGTTTTGAAACCAATTTTAGGTTGGAAAGTGTCTTCACCAACCGCTCTCACCATTTGTAGTGGAACGTATGGGCAGTAGAATAATCCAGCGTCAAATGCGCTTGATCCTTTGTAACCAACTGTCATGTAGTGAACACCACTTGAAGGGGCAAAGTATGGATCGATAAACACTCTGATTCTTCCGTTAAGAACACCAGCAAAAGTATTACCAGTATCATCAACAGATAGATTGTTAGAGTTTAAAGCTGGAGTGTAATCTAATACACCAGCCATTTGAAGAGCAGAAGCGACGTCAGAAGAACATAACATTATGTTCCCTTTACCTCTTCTTGTTCCTCTTGCGATCTCGTTAGCTTCCCTTTCAATTTGGAACATAAGACCTTTGAATTTTTCAACCATCCATCTACCGTTTGAATCAATGTCAAGATCAAAAGTACCAGCTGTGCTAGTATTTTGTTGAGCACCAGTAACAGCAACTAGGTTAACTGTTCTGACGATTTCTCTGTTGATCTCTGCAAGGATTTCAGTAGATAAAATGTTTGCTAATTCTGTCTCTGCGTCAAGACCATGAATTGCTTTAAGGTCTTGTGCTAGTTCCATTGAGTATTCAGCTTTAAGAGCTCTTGACTTAGCTGTAACAGCAATTTTCTCGATTGAGAAAGCCATTTCAGCAAAAGCAGTGTTTCCACTTGAACCTAAAGCCTCAGCTTGAGCAATTGACATACCTTCGGCAAAGTTATAAGAAGTACTGTTACCTGATGGTTGAGTACCTTCTTGTGATTGACCTAAGGTGTTGTTACCAGAACCTGCGACTACAGTTGAATGCTCTGTGTTAGCTTCGTTATAGAATGCCTCAGTACCAGTCTGGTTTGTATATCTGCTTCTCATAGCAAATATTAAGCCAGTAGGACCAGTCATTGGCTGAACGCCAACTAGGTCGTATGCTACTAAGTTAGGCATTGCTCTTCGAACTAAGCTAATTAATACTGGATCGTAGTTGTCTACGTTTGAGCCAGTAGCATTAGTTGGAGCAGCCTCTAATAGAGATGCAGGGCCGAAACCTTGCTCTTCTTTTAAAGAACGCTCTGTGTTTTCCAAACATACTGCTGTAACTGATTTCTTGTGACTGTCACCAATCTCTGGTAAGTCAGCGTGCTCAATTATCGGCTGCCATTTGGACTGTAGTTCTTCGTATTGGTATTGCATGATAGCTCCTTATTTTACCTAACGTTATTTTCTAACAGTTCGCGATATAGCGTCTGCATAATTGGCTATAGAACCTGTTAACTTAGGTTGAGTTTCCTCATCTAATTCAACTGGATCTTGGTCTTCAACATCTGCTGAAGCCCCAGCCGCCTTGTTGTCGAAATATGATTCTTTCAAAGTATTTAATTTCTTTTCGAAATCTTCGACGTTATCATAATCTAGTCCTTCCGATAGAGCACGGAGTTTTTCAATTTGTGTTTCTGCTAAACCATCAGATGCTTCAGCAAAAATGTTCTGTACTTGAGCTTCGACTAAGTCGGAGCCAAGTTGAATCTTAGAAGATGTTTCTTCTTCCAATTTTCCTTCTAATTCTTCGATTCTGTTTTGAAGGTCTGTGAGAATGTCTGAGTCAGCTTCTTCTGGAATTACTACATTGTGTGCTTCCATTAGGCCTTTAAGACCGCTCATAAAAGATTCAGCTACTTCTACTTTAAGAGAGCTCTCTATAGCAACTTGGTTCTCTTCCATCCACTGCTCGCTAAGGTAGTTGATGTACTCATCTACTTTAGCAGTCATGTCTTCTGCAATTTGTTCTTTAGCTTCTGCTAATTGTGAATCGAATGCGTCAGAATACTCTGCATTCATTTCAGATAATCTTGCATTGACCGCAGCTTCAAAAACTGTTTCTGCTTTTTCTCTTAATTCTTCGTCGAGATCCTCTCCGAATATAGCGTCAATATCTTCTTTAACTCCGCCTTTATGTCCAGGTGCCATTTCATTGCTTCCTCCTTGACCAGGTGTGACTGAAGAAGCGGAACCAGTTCCACCTTCTACTTTACCTTCGCCTGCAGCTTTATCAGCTTTACGCGCAGGTGCTTTCTTACCTGACTTAGATGAAATTAAATCTTCACCTTTGGACTCAGAGCCGGATTTTTCATTTGCTCCACCTGGGGCAGGAGCTGTAAAGCCTGGAGTTTTATCTGCAGGTCTTTTGTTGCTTCCTTTAACCACAGGATCAGCAATAGCCGAATTCTCACCGCTGGCCTTAAACTCGTCAAGTTCTACTTGCTCTTCGGCCACAGCTTCGATTTCTTCGTTATTCGAACTTTCTAGTTCATTAGCCATTTTCTTCTCCTCGTGTTTGAGTCTATACTTTCTGTGTATATTATTTATAAATTATAGGTTTACAGGGTATTTAGGAATTTCTCAAACAGAGCAATTGAATTTTCGTTCAATTTTCTGGCTGATTCTTTCCCGGTTCTTACTATTTCCTCTACAACTGCTTGACTTTGCCAAGAGTTAGTAGCGGCGTCGTAAACCCATTCTACGCCCTCCATTACACCATTCACAAATGCGTTTGGTGCAGAAGGGTCAGCTACGATATCACCTGCCGTAGCAAGTTGAAAATCACCCTGCACTTCGTTAATACCATCACTGTTCATTCTTAGAGACCCCATACCTCTTGAAGAGACACCTAAGTTAGCGCCTTCATCAATTAAAGATTTTACAATCTTACCATATGGAGTATCCATGATCTTTGCTTTCCCGACATAATCATTACCTTCTCTTTTAAGACTTTTCATCATATGAGAAACTCTTTCTAAGTTTATTGTTGGTCCTTCTGGATGACCCAACTCTCCATATGCTCTATTGTTCTTAATGAAAGTATCGTTATATCGATTTACTTCTTTGTCTAATGTTTCCATTGGATACATTCGACCGTTTCTGTTCTTTATGCCGCCTTGCATGAAAATACCTTCGATAAAGTAATTCTTTCCATTGCCGTCTTTAGCTTCTGTTATCACTGCTTCTACATTATCAAAATTTTGTTCTGCAATTAGCTTCATATTCTTATCCTTGTATCGCTACAGCTGCTCCTAATAAAGTAGTAGCTGTTCCCCAGACTTCGTCTGTAGGATCTTTCTTTAATAATACTGCTTCAGCTGGACCGACAGATATCATACCTACGACTACTGCGTCTGTAGATACTGTGCTATTAGCTGATGCTGTTTGTACTGTTACATTTGAATATGCTGTATGAGAGTTGTATACTCTTACGCATGTTGCATTTGAGAAATTTGATGCATGAGAATTGTTAGCGCATAATGCTGCTTGTGAACCTTTGACTTTAATTATCTCAGCCATTATTCTTCTCCTGCTATTTCTTCAATAGTGTTTAATGCAAACTCAACTGCTACTTCTGGTTGCTCGTCAAGTAAAGTATCAAATGCTTGTAAATTGTCGTCTGTTAAATTTTCTCTTACGAAGTCAACTGCTGCTTCTGCTGCTTCGTATACTGCTGCATCTTCACCATCTTTGTAATGGCCTGCACCAGCATTGTCATGTGTGTAATCTTTCTTTACACTAGCACCTTGGAATACAGCGTCTTGTTCTGCTTCGTTTTCGTATGCTGGATGATTCATTTTTTGAATACTAGACATGTGCTTGTCTACAAATCTTTTTTCAGCTTCTGACTTTGGATTAGCATAGTTAGATATTGTTCCAGCTTGTTGTTCTGGATCAGGTACTAAATCAATTTTCTTTAACTCGACTATCTGTCTAAGTGATTTCATTGTTCTTCCTTTTCTTCTTCTGATTCCTCAGGTTCTATTTCTTCTACTTCAACTTCACCAGGCTCTTCAATAGCTTCTTGATCTGCTTCATAAGTCTCTTCTGATTCTTCTTGATCTGGTTCCTCTATATCAACAGGTTCTAAATCTAACTCAGGTTGGACCTCAACAGGTTCGGCATCTGGTATGTCTTGACCAAACATATCATTTGATATTGCGTCTTTCATACCTTGGACTTGATCACCTATCTTATCAAGCAGGATGTCATTCATAACTTCACCTGCTGCATTTGGTTTATCATCCATTGCCAAATCAACTATTTTTCTTGCTGTTGCATCATCTGCCATAATATTCTCCTATTATATTTATATATCTTACACCTGCTCCGGCGGTGCATCTGGGTATCCATTTCCTTGTTCAGGTGGTTGATCCCCCATTTCTGCACCATCTACAGGAGGTTGATCAGGCATTTGATCTAATTTTTCCTGTTCAGCTTCTGTATCTGCTTCCATTTCAGCGTGCATTTCTTCAATTTCTGCTTCAGTTTGTTTAAGAACATGAGTCTTAACCCAGTGGCTACTAAAGTATTTACCTAAGTATGGATCCACGTCATTGACTGCACTTAACTTTTCTCTGAAGATTTCTAATTCTTTTAGTTCTGCAAAATGAGAATCAGTAACAAAATCGAATCTCATTTCTCTTCTTAACTTAGGCCAATCATCTGCTGTGATTACACCTGTTAATATTAATTGTTTCTCTAAAGCATGTTCAAAGATTCTAGCAAACTTTAATCTAATTCTAGCAATAAACTTTTGGAATTTAATTTCGTCTCTTGATATCTCTGAAGCTCTACCGATAGCAAATCCTGTTTCAGGTTCTAATCTTGAAACTGGAACATTCAATGCTCGGTATAGCTTTTTCTGGAAGTATAGGACATCATCCATCTCTCCCAGGTTTTGTCCAGCTGGAAGAGTAGTGATCTCAGTACCCTTCCCGCCTTCTCTTCTTGGTAGCCAATAATCCTCTAACATGGTCATAAACTTTCGATCATCTCTAAGTTCGCCTGTTGTAGCATCATACACAAGTCTATTCTTGTGTTTGGCCATCATGTCTCTTAGGTATTGTTCAGCCTTTACCTTTGGTAGATTACCAACGTCAATGTAGAATATTCTCCTCTCTGGTGCTCTTGATATTCTATAAATGACTGTTGCATCTTCGAGTACTCTCAGTTGGTTTAAAGGTTTAATTGCTTTATGCAAGTGTGATAATACCATTTTATTATCTTCACTCATTAAACCAGATGTGCAATGTAATATACTATCCTTAGCTATCTTTAAGCCTTGTGTAGTACCTTGAGCGGGATTGACAACTCCTGGCCCGCCTTTAAATCCTTTTTCGTTATATAAGTAATACTCTTGTCGTGTCTGATGTAATTGAATCCTATTTGGCCCTTGTCCTTTATTTTTCTTTTTGACTTGCCTTACCTTTCGGATTTTTCTAGGATCGATATATCTGAGTTCTTGAATCCCGTTCATAGGATTGTCCTCATCTATAATTACATGATAGTATAATCTTCCGTCGATATACCAATGTCTGAATATTTCGTATGACTGTCTTTCGAAGTCTAGCAGATCCTTTACATTCATAAACTGTTCGTGGATTTTATCCTTAATATTGTCTGCGACTTGTACTTGATCTAAGTCTAACTCTACCGTATGTGATTCCGGATCGTAAACAATCGATTCGTTCACTACATCATCAATAGCATTCTCGCACTCAGGCTGCATGGACATATTTCTATACCTGGTGACGAGCTCACCTTCTGTTTTTGATGTGTGTTCAAGATCAACGTATTGACCGTAGACGCCGCCTTCCGCGACAACTACTGCACCGTCGTCTTGTGATTTAGGAACGAAAGAGCCCAGATCCTTGTCTGTCTCCTTTCGTTTGATTTCGAAACCGAATAATTCTGCCATGCTTACCTCATTATATATTTATAGGGGATACTACTATCCCCTATAAAAGAAGTAAAGTCAACAACTAAGTTGACTTTATTTCTAGTTTCCGCCTGCGTTGCCTGTAGAACCACCAGATATTTCCCACCAGTCGTACTGGAAGGTCACCTGGAATTCTTGTAGTACGTCAGTAGCATTCCAATCTACTTCCATTTCAGTTATATTAACTGGGAAGATTCCGTTGAATGTATATTCACGGATTGGTACGCCTGTCTTACTAAACTGTGTGACCTGTGCACTAGACTTGTATGATAAGTCTGCTGCTGATCCAAACCCTCTAATGTTGCCAAGGTGTGAATTAATTTGATTCATCCACTCTTCCATAGCGTTTCTAATTAGAAAGTCTTCGTCGTTAATTACTGTCACGTTCCATTCAGCAAATGTTCTGTCGCCTGCTATTTTAACTTTTCTTCCGAAGTATGGTACTTCAATGAACCCTAAAGTTGAAGCTGGTACTTGTGAAGCTCTTATTAAGAAAGGGCTCTTTAAGTCTCCAGCACTGTTAGCTGGGTTAGTAATGTTTACTTGGAATAGAGTTGGTCTAGCACCACCGAGGGCTAACTGTGACCTAATTTCATTAATGTTAAAAGCCATTTTGTTCTCCTATTCCTATTTATTAAAACTGTCCAACAATTTCAGAGAATTCTACACCACTTCTGACTGCAACAAAGTTCAATTGAATGAAGTTGATGCTTCTTGATGGTTTAATGTAGATGTCTCCTACGAATTCATTTCTATCAATAACTTCTCCAGTATTGTTTGTTTCGTCACAAACTACTTTAAAGTCTTGAATACCTCTTCTTCCTTGGATGTCTCTCAAGAATGGTTCAACCAAGTTCTTGAATTGACTTCTAGTGAAGCTATCGTTAAATTCAAACAATGTGAATTTAGCTGCTGTAGATATTGCTTTCTCTAGTACTATGAATAGTCTTCTTACATTCAATCTATCGAATGCGCTTGGTTTTCCAAGTAGTGTTTTATCACCAAACAAGATTGTACCTTGTCCTGGGAATGTAACTACTGGGTTTATATCATTTTGATATAAGATATCTCTATCAGCTTTCTTAGGATTGTAAGGAAGTTTAACTACGTTCTTAATAGCACCTCTGTTATATCCTGCTGGAGAGAACCATGCGTCTCTTAGTTCATCTGATCGAACTGCTAGTCCTGCAATGTCTCCGTTTAATGGAACATATCTGTATACGTCGTTATATTTGTCGTATGCATATTTGTAACCAGAATCCAATATTGCGTATGAAGAGTTTGTTAAAGCATTTCTAAATGCTATAATTGCATCTCTTTCTCCGCCTATGTTATTAACAACATCTGCATATGCTGGTGAAGCAAATAGTACACAATCTTTTCTATCTTCACAGATATTATCGATAATGTATTTTGCAACTCCTGAATCTGCTGTTCCACCTAATGCTTTACCTTGAAGGATTAAGCTGATGTCTACATCTTCTGCTGACTTAAAGTAATCATAACCAGCTGAAATATCAGCTAATGTCATGCTTCCTTCTGCTGCAGAGTCGACACCTAATTTAAGTGAATCGTAAATTGCGTTGTCTGTTGTTAATGCTGAACTTGCTGCCGCTGTTGTATTAGCTGCAAGGCCATATGCATTCTTAGCCCAAATATAATTAGATTGATTCTTAATAACATCTAACCAGAAATTTGTTTCTCCTGATTCTGTTTTAGCATCTGTTGCTCTTGACAAGCCTTCGTATACTTCTAATATTTGTCCTTTAGTTCCTGTGATATCTCCATCTTCGTCTGATACGACTACATGGATTTCATCACCTGCACCACCTTTGTCGTCGACATAAGTGGATGTTCCTGGAGCTGCTCTTACTTGATCCCAGTACTTCCAGTATCTGCTGAAAGCAACTGTTGATAAATCAACTGCTCCTGTGTAGTTGTCTTTGAATGTCATTGTTGTGCTATTCGCAGCAGTGACCTCTAAGTAAGAAATTCCTACTGTAGAGTTTCCAAATTTAATTTTGTCTCCTACATTAACAAGAGAAGTACCACCTGATGTAGTTTCGTTCTGTGATGTAGTTGCAATGTTATTACCAGCAGCAATGGTTAAAGTACCTGTTGATGCTTCAAGATAATCATTTGCTGATCTACATACTGAAACTTGTAAGCTGTTTCCAAGCGCACCTGGATATCTAGCTACAAAGTGATCATTACTTGTTAAAGAGACTGAATCTATGAAATCAGCGTTCTTAACTAATACTGCTGCCGAACTACCGTTAGAAACAGCGTTCTTGGCTGCAGAGCTAATTACTCTGTTGACATAGAGTTTATTACCGTATGCTAGAAAACTAGCAGCAGTAAAGAATGTTTCCGGGTTTAGATCCCCGTCGGGCTTATGAAAACGGTTGACCAATGTTTCCTCGCTGTCAACTAAGACACGCTCGTTAACAGGTCCCCATTTAAAAACCCCTGCTAAAGCGCCTTCTGTAGTAGAAACTGCTGGTACAACTGTACTCAGATCTATTTCTGATACATTAACGCCTGGACTGACCTGAAATGCCATTTCAATTCTCCTTTTCTATTGGTAGATTATAAAGCTCTGTTATATTTATAAAACTCGATACTAGAAGAGTGACTTGTACTCGTCTATACCCTCATAGTCCCAGCCTTCAACAGCTACTCTTGTTCCACCTTTAAATTCGTCATCTTCTTGCCATTCATCATTAGTATTACCATCATCTATTATTCCAAATGGTACTAATTGATCTTCCATGGCTTGTTGATTCAATTCGTATAAGTTCTTTCTTATATCTATGTCAGTTAGTTCTTTGAAATAATCTTGGTTAGTTAACCAAGCAAAAAATACTAAGCACATTGCTAAGTCATCATTCTGACCGGGCTCTGCTTCAAAGTTTGTTCCTCTTTTATTAGCAACAAATGTTGTTAATTCTGACAAGATATCAAAGTCGTTTATTATTATTCTATCATTCTCTACAATAGTCTTTAACATAGAACATCCTATTCTTTTCATTGCAGGTGTTGTTCTAATACCTAATTGACTATCGCCTCCACCGAATCCACCACCAACAATCTGACCAGCACGACCTTTCCACTGTGCAGATATTATAGATTCATATTCCATATCGTGATGTAATATGTCAGCTACTTGTTGACCTATATCATTTATTTCTATTAATACATGAGCATTATTATATGCTCTTGCTGCATTGTATATTGCTTTAGGATATAATACTGGTGCAATTGTATTACTTCTATATGTTGCAACTACCTTATAAGGTACTTCTGTTACATCTATAACTGTAAACGCACTGTAATCATTTCCTACACCTCTACTTGTATCTGCTGTTATTGTATAGATATGTTCGGGTGTTGGCTTTTCAAATATTTTTAAATTTTCGTTTTCTTCATCTGGATTCTTAAATACTAAATTTCTTAGCTTATGTGGATCAATCAATGTACTTGATGATCCTAAGAATTCACATTCAAACTCAACTGCAAATTGTTTCTCTGAAGTGTTTCTTATAGTTTGTGCTTTCCATTCTTCATCTCTTCCTGGAACGTCCCACCAGTTAACACTTACTGTTGCATAATCATTATATCCTTTCTCTGCATCATGCCATAGTTTATAAAACATATTCATACCATTTGGTGTAGATGTAATCAATACTCTTGATGATCTACCAGATGATATTGTAGGATATACAGAGTTAAAAAATTCTTCTTGTACTGTTGATGGAACGAATGCAAACTCATCTAAGTATACTAAGTTAATAGACATACCCCTGATTGCAGATGCTGATGTAGATGATGCAAATATTTTAGATCCATTCTCTAAAACAATATTACCTTTGTTCCATTCTACTATACCTTGTTGTAAAAACCAAGGTAAGTTTTCATATGCTAATTGTAATCTTCCTAAGATTTCTCTAGCTGTTGCTGATTTGTTAGCAAGGATTGCTATATTAAAGTCTGGATTAAATAAAGCATAGTGTAGCATTATTGCTACCATTGTTGTTGTCTTACCAGTCTGCCTAGGCATCTTACAGATAACAAATCTGTTATCATTGACTTCATGCATTATCTGTTTTTGATAATCATAAGGCACATATGGCATTAAACCTTCATCAATATTAATAATCTTTAAATACTTTTCGCAAAAGTATATGATATCCTTACTACACTTAACAACCTCTTGGATTTCTTCTTTTGAGAAATCGATTGTTATGTTAGCTTTTTTTAGCTTAGGGTTTCCTAAGTAGTGATTAACTGTCGACATTCTTTTTCTTTTTAATTGGTTTTACTTTTCTTGCTCCACCATCTAATAAATCAGTAAGTTCTTTTGTAGATCCTATGAATAAATTATTTTCTACTTTCTTTGGTTTATGTGCTTCTGGATCCATGTCTTTCATTTTCTTTTGAATATCTAATAAGTCTTTATTAGCACCAGATAATGTTCTTACTAAATCTGCTACTACTTCAAAAGATCGTGGGTGTTGTGATTGGTTAGCTAAATCTACTATACCGTTCAATGCATCAGTTCCTCTTTCAATTATATTATACAAATTCTCTCTTGCATATTGAAAGTCGTTTTCTAGTTTTTCGTCTTGTGCTGGTTCTGCTTTTACTATCTCTCCAGTTTTAGGTTCTAGTGGAGTTAAGTCTAAAGTTTCAGCTATTTTGTCATTATGTTCCGCCATCAAAGTAATCCTCAAAATCTATGATATATCCAAAGTTGTCAGTACTATTTATACTATTTGCAGAAATAGATGCTGCAGCATTCGTTGTTGGACTACCATTCGCAAGTAATCCTGGTTTGACCTTAACTCCAGTAGAACGCGTATTTGAGTACGCTCCATTTGCATGTTGACCGAATACTCCAACATTTGCAGTTCTAATTGCTGCAGTCTCTTTTATAGGTCCAAACAGGTATCCTTTCATTCTAAAACCTAGATTCCATATCAAAGCTCTTCTAGTTTCAAAATCTCCTTCATACGTATCTTGTGATGATAGAGATTCTAATACTATTGGTACATCAACTTTTATTCCCATGTCTGGTACTAAATCAATTGTTGCTGTAAACTCTGGTGTGAAGAAAGGTATTATTTGTTCTAATATTTGTGTAGCATCTTCTGCATATCTTGTATAGATATTAAGATCAAAAGATATGTCATATGGTACTGGTTGGAATGTATGTTTTATTTTACCACCAGTAGCTGCATTGCCTGCATCTTTCTTCCATTTGTTCATTGTGTTTAACTTCCTAGCTGGATCATACATTAGTGTTGTCATCTCAAAAGAGATCCTAGGAAGTAATACTGCTTGTTGTTCTGTTAAGTTTGGATTCTGTTCTAATCTTGCTGTGACCTTTTCTCTAGGTGCATAAGTTAATGGACACTTAATAGTTTGTATAACATTGTCATTACTATTACGTCTCTGTATATGAATATCATTAAACAGTGTACCAAATAAAATGATATACTTTCTTAATGATGTATGATAAAACTTATGACCGAACATTAGAAGTTCCCACCTTCACTAAATGGATCTGCGTCACTAAAGTCAATAAAGTTATCTGCTTGACCTTCAATGTATGTTGATTCTTCATCTGTCACGTCATCTATATCTTGTTCAGTGTATCCACTTAATAATATTCTTGTTCCATCTTCCAAATGTATTGGTAGTGCTGGATCACCAGTTTCCATAACAAACTGAGAGTTCATGTATATGTCTGTTGATCTTCTTGTTTCGAGTTTATCTATTTCATATAGACCAGTGTTAAATCTTTCACCACTATACTCGAACATATCTAGTCTTAGTTCGTAGAATTGTAATGCACCCATTTGATAGAATACTGGTTCGTGTTCTACAAAGTTAACACTGTATAACTTCTTGTTTAATGGGAAGTAAATTAAATCGCCTTCTCTTGGTCTTGCTATATTAGCTTTTGATTCATTACCAACTTCTTGTTCAAATGTCCATCTAGCAACAGACATTGTCATTGTATCTCTTTGCTCTACTCCAAACTTAGATAGGAAGTCTCCCTCACCACCGAATCCTTCAACATTGTTAATATACATTGGTACTGTATAATGATCTGAGTATGTACCTAAATCACTTTCACCATAAAGGTTATCATAATCGTAATATGTTTTAGGTAAGTAATAGGCCTCAATACCATAGATGCCAATAGACTCTATGGTAAGGTCTTCTATTAGTTTTTGCTCTTGGCTGTTAGCAAAATTGTTAAAGAATACATTCTGAGCCATTTTATTATCCTACCATATCTTCTGGTGGGTATACGTATGCTGTTGCCATTTCTTCTTCAAGTTGTTGTCTTTCGGCAAACGCATCATCATATAACTTCTGCCCGTTAAATTGAACTCCTCCCGGTAATTGCATTCCTTCGAATTTGATTAAGTTTGATCCCCATTGTAATTTAATTAGACATGAAGCATATCTTAACAGCCACCTGTCTTTCCAAACATCTGTATATGTGTCTGGATCTATAACTCTATATGCTTTAAAAACAATATAGTTTCCTGTGTCCATTCTATCCCAGTCCATATCAATATAAGCTCTATTCATATGTCTGTTATATCTTAGTCTTTGTTTACCCACTAATATTTCTTCAATGAATCTAATGTTTTGGAAGTTCATATAGAATGGTACTAATTCATATCTACTTAAATCATATAAATCATTCAACGCAATTTGATATCTAACATTAAATAAGTTGTTTGTGCTTGTTGCATCACCAACATCAAACATGTCTACAATACCAATTATATTTTCTGGTATGGTAATGTATCCATTATCTTTATCCGTAGCTGTGACTTGATGTTTATAATATGTCACTTCAAATGCATCAAAGTGATAATCAGCATAATAGTCTAATGCTTCATCAACCCTATCATCTACTTGGTCTTCATCTACATTGATCTCAATAACAGGCTTTCCTAACCTTCTAAGACAATGTTCTTTGAATGTTGCTTTTGTTGTTGGTCTACTCATATTATTATTTATTCTCCCCAAGCAATACTACCGTTAGCATAGTATGTCTTAAATACTCTACCGGTATTATCTTCTAAATCTGTTCCAACTCTTATATCACCTTCAACATCTAATGCTGCTTGTGGGTTGGTTGTTTGTATTCCTATTTTATCACTTGTAGTATTTGCAACTAATAAATCATCAGCTGCTCCTGTCCCTAATCTTGATACAGCAGTATTACTAACTTTATCTGATTTTATAGAGACGTCAGTATTGCCCAATGCTTTACCTCTTGCTCCTACTGCTATTAAATCTGCTAAATGTCTTGCTTTACTTGGCATATGTTATCCCCATGCTACATCACCATTAGCATAATATACTTTAAGTGATCTATTGCTATCGTCTATTAATGTACCATTAACTACGACGTTAGCCCCGAAGTATGCTTTTCCGTTAACTGAAAATAAATGATCTGGATTAGTATTAGCTATTCCAATATTATTATTTGAAGCTACGGAAATATTATTACTACTGAATATGTTAAATGAATGTATCTGTAAGATATCATTATTACTTGCTCCAGAAGTAAGTACTACATTAGAACCATTTGTTGCTGTGTAGTCTTCTGTATTCTCTAATAGAATACCGTTTAAATAAACTTTCAATGAATCTGCACTTCTATAATTTAAACTTGCAGAATTGTTATCATTACCAGCGAAATTAGTTTGTCCATTAGCTGCAGTGTATTCATATTCTACGAATGCACCTTGTGGTATACTTGTTAATGTATATGTACTGTTAGCAGTATTGTATATTAATATACCATTGTTAACCGTTGGGTCATCATCTACATCTAATAATTCTGCAAGATTACTAGTTGTACCAGCTCCACCTGAAGTTGTGATTGTAATTGTATTCTGTGCAGCTAATTCATTCTCTTGTAATCCTCCACTAGAAAGATTAACTTTAACATTAAGAGCTGCATCATTAAATAAAGTATTAGACATTACTTAGTCACCTCCGGTGTCACTGTTACCATTCCTTCTAATATTCTTGATATTGAGCCAGAGCTATTTGTTAACTCTGCATCCCAAACATATCTACCAGCAGACATTGCAGCTGTTACAGAATTGTTTAGTGCTAAAGTTAATGTAGAATTTGCAACAGTCAATGTACAAGTGAATGCTGTTGAGTTAGATGATGAATGTGTTTTTCTAATTTGCGAAGCTGCAGAATACCCTGTCAGGTTTAAGTCTACGCCTGATGAATCTGTTAAGTTTATTGCCGTTGAAAAATCTGTGCCTTGATCAATTATTATATTAACTCTGGTGGCCATTCAATGCTCCTTTTAAATCTGTATTATAAATACTATTACTATTTATAAGAGGAATTAGTTATGCAATTGCGAAATGACTTCAAATACGCGTTAATAGAAGAATATAAAACTTACTGGAACGCATACGACAACCCAAACGAATTTTACTCTGATATACTATCTATGGATTCTAGTATGTTCGAGCACTTTGCAGCACGAAGAATGTCTGCAAAAGGAATGCAAGGATTGACAGAACTTAGATTACTTGACCAAAACACTTTATGGTTTGTAATGTATGGTAAAACTAAACGTGCTTTAGAATGCTTAGAAAGTATTAATCAAGATAAAATAGAATTCTTAGGACATAAAAATAGATTAGAAGTTAAAAGAAAACTAATCGATTTACAAGATCAATAATTATCTTTGAGAGTGACCAGGCCTACTATGTACGCCTAGAAATGTTGCTGACTCTCCTTTTGCCTTTTCTTCTGATGTTAATTCTTCAATAATATCTTCCCAGATATTTTCATCAAATACAACCCATCCTAATGTTATTCTTGGACCACCATATGCAGCATGCCACATAATTTTATTATGTTCTTCCTTCTTACCATAGTATCCAAGTTTGCAATGCCATCCAGGAACGTCATCTATATGTACTAATTTCATATCTGGATTTGCTCTTATTGAACCTGGCTTTTCTCCACTGCTGTCAAGGTGACGCCAATAACCTTCACCTGTTGGGTTCCATGTAAACAAACAATTAAATCCTGGAACATTCCAATTAGTATGCCAAGCAATATATCCGTCTTTAGGATAATACATCTTTAATGCACAAAATTTATATCCAATATATGAACCTAATGTATCATCTAACTCAATAGACTTTTCAAGATATTTTTGAATCCATTCTTTTTCATTAGCACTAAATCTATCTCCTTCTTCTTGTAAAGTCTTTCTTAAAGTAGGTTCATTTAGATCATAACCATAACTATCAGGTGGGTATCCATCATGTGTTTCTGCTGGACTACTCTTTAAGCATTCTACTGATGCTGCGTATTCTGATCTATTCTCATTATAAAATTTGCCCTTTGTTCTCCAATTAGGTAAATTTACGTCAGGTGGATTTTGTGATACCCAATCACTATACTTATTTAAAACGGTCAAAAGATCCGTAGGTAGTGTCAAAACCTGTCTCATCTATAATATAAGCCTCCCGCTTGTGTGTTTGTTCTGGATCAATAGTATAATGCAAAAATGCTTTAGTTGTTCCAGGACGTAGTTCAGTCTCTTTATACCCAGTGACAAAATTATATTTTGCATCATTAGGCATCCTTCCAATCTTAACATCCATATCTGGATTTTCATACAATGCTCTCCAAAAAGCAAATGTATCCCAGTATGTTAATCCTTTCGGGAAAGGACTGGTATTCTTTTCAACAGTGTGTTTCTTATACCAATACAACCACTGTTCCCATAACTTCTGTGTTCTCTCATTCTTTCTCCAAACGAACATTCCACAATGCCATCTGAATTTATGAGCTTTACCTTGTCTATATAACTCAATATGATCTTTATTATAATGTTCAAGTTCTTCAGCTGGTATACCAGGTCCTACTTGGTCATCATGTGTGAAGTAAACAACCTTAGCATTATAAGGTCTATTCTCTGACATGACAACATCATTATCACCTAAAAGATCAAATACTTCTTCTATCTCATCACTTAAAACAAAACCATCAACATCAAGATAACAAGTGACATCAAATGGTGTTCTTTCTAATGCCCATAGTTTTGTTCTAACATGAACCGGTACTGGTGTGATAAGATGATCAAATAATTTTCTATCTTCATCTGTCACCCACTCTTCGTGTGTGAACACTGCTACTTTAGCATCTGGTACTTCATCCTTTAAAGACTCAACGCACATAACAAGAGCGTCGTAGAAAGGTTTAGATACAGTAGCTACTAAAAGATAACCTCTACTCTCCATCCTTCTCAGCTTCCTTAATAATTATAGCTATTCCAAAAGCCTGAGCTTCTTCTGGTGAGGTTGCCGATCTAAGTTTTCTTTTTAATGTTTTGAATTCTGTTCCTTTAACTTGAGGCAAGTCTAAAAATGTAGATTTAATATTCCATAATGCAGCTCTTCTATCTTCTCTTTCTCGTATGGTCTTTTCTTCTTCAGCAGCTTTACCTAATTCTCTTTGTATTTGAACCTGACGTGCAGTGTTATGTCTAATCTCATCTTCACTAAATTGTTTTCTAATATCTCTATACAGTGGATGTTTGTCGTCTGTTGGAATATTCTTTTCTTGCGTGGCCATTCCATCTGGTCTTAATAATACACAAGCCATCTCTGTTCTACTATTGTTAGTGTAATGTGGATTGGTTATCATTGGTAAAGTTGGATCCAATGAAAAGTTAGGAATGGGGAGTTGTTTTAACTCACTTTGTTTTGGTGTTTCAACTGTGACTCCTTCTGGAATCTTAGCAGTCTTCGTTTCTTCTGTCATAATATATGCCTCTTGTTGTAATCATTATATATGAATCTATTTATAAAGTCAACAGTTAAGCTGTTCTAATCCATAATTTTAATGTGCTGATTGTCTCTACTGCTGATTGTACAGTTGATCCAGTCCATGTTTTACTATATGCAGCACCTAACCAGTTAGATTGATACTGTGCAGTAAATTGACCTTCGTATGCTTTCTCCCACTGTTTTACAAATTGACCAGTGTATTGAGCTTCATAGTTAGTTGTGAATGTGCCTTCATATACTTTTGTATATGTACTTTCAAATTGTCCAGTATATACACCTTCCCATAACTTCTGATATAGTTTACTATACTGACCAGTATATGCTTTTTGATATTGCTTTGTCCAGTTTTGTGTAAATGAACCTTCATACTGTTTTTCATATGCTTTAATATATGTTCCAATATATGCTCTATCAAATTGTCCTTCGTATGCTTTAGTATACTGTCCTAAGTACCAACCTGTATATTGTCCTAAGTATTGACCAGCCCATGCTTTAGTAAATTGTTGTAAGAATGTTCCTTCATATTGTCTATTGAATGAACCTTCAAACAGTGCTGAGTATGAAGCAATGTAATCTTTATTATATTGTCCTACATACTGACCAACATATGCTTTAGCAAATTGTCCTGTAAATTGTCCTTCATACTGGCCAGTGTATTGACCTAGATATGCTTTTTCAAATGCACCTGTAAATTGTCCTTCGTACTGACCAACATACACACCAGTATATACTCCTTGATAAACATGAGCTCCTTCATACTGACCTAAGTAGGATCTGTCATATACGCCTTCATATGTTTTTGTATATTGTGTGCTAAACTGACCTGTATATTGTCCATCATATGTTCCACTAAATGTTCTTGTTCCTTCCCATAATTTAGCATATGCTTTAACATAATTTAAACTTACATATGTTGTTGCAAACGCACCTTCAAAACTTCCAGTGTATTGACCAGTATATGTTCTTGTTCCTTCAAACTGACCAGCGTATTGTTTTACATAACTTACTACATATAATTTTTCAAAGTTGTTTGTGTATTGACCAGTAAATGTTCTTGTTCCTGTATATGCTTTTGTATATTGTTTTGTAAATGCACCTTCATATTGTTTACCATATTGACCAGTATATGTTCTAGTTCCTTCATATTGTCTAGCATATACGCCTTCCCAGTTTCTAGCAAATGACCCTTCATATAATTTTGCATAATCTTTTACATAGTTCTTAGTATATGCTCTTATATACTGACCGGTGTATTGAGAAGTAAATACTCCTTCATATACTCCTTCATAAAGTTTAACATAAGTCTTACCATACTGACCTATAAACTGTTTGAGATATTGTGTTGTAAATGCTCCTTCATAAGCCTTAGTGTAGTTTGTATCAAACGAACCTTCATATAATGCTAAGTATTGTTTTCCAAATTGTCCTTCATATGTTTTAACATATAGTCCAGTGTATGTTTTAGTGTATGATGTCGAGAACACTCCTTCGTATGATTTTTCATAATTGGTTCCATAAGATCCATCATATGCTTTTTCATAGTTAGTACCAAATTGACCTGAGTAGTCTTTACTATAGTTGGCTGCAAACACTCCTGCGTATGCTCCTTCATATATTGTTCCAAACACTCCTTCGTATTGTGTATTGAATACACCTTCAAATTGTTTTGCATAGTTAGTTGTGAACACTCCTTCATATTGAGTTACGTAATCTTTAGCATAGTTAGTTGTATACACTCCTTCGTATGTTCCAACATAATTAGTTCCATATACTCCTGTGTATTGTTCTGTAAAGTCTTTTTGATAGTTTGTAGAGTATACGCCATCAAAGTTTTTAGCATAGTTAGTACCATACTGAGTCTCATATTGGCTAGTGTAATCTTTTTGATAGTTAGTTGTAAATACACCTTCGTATTGATCTGTATAGTTTGTTTCAAATGCTCCTTCAAAAGCTCCTGCATATTGTTGTCCAAACTGACCAGTATATTGTCCTTCGTATTGTTTTAGATATTGCTTAACATATTGTTTAGCATATTGTGTTACAAATGAACCGTCAAATGAACCTTCATATACCTTTGCATATAATCCAACATAAACTTTACCATATGTTGTATCAAATGATCCTTGGAACACTCCACCGTATATATTTGTATATTGGCCAACATATGCTTTCTGATATTGTGTTGTAAACAACCCAGCATAGTCTGTTGTGAATCCGCCCTCATATTGAGTTATATAATCTTTAGAATAGTTGTCTGTAAACTGCCCTGTAAACTGTCTGTCGTAATTGCCCTCATATTGTTTAGCATATTGTGTGACATAGTCCTTAGCATAGTTGTCTGTAAATGAACCTTCGTATGTTTTAGTCCATTGATTAATATAAAGTTTAGCATAGTTAGTTGTATATGTTCCTTCGAACACTCCACCATATACATTTGTGTATTGACCAACATAGTTCTTAGCATATTGTGTAGCAAATGAACCTTCGTATTGTGAGGTGTATGCTCCTTCCCATGCTTTGGCATAAGTTGAGGAATATTCTTTTTGGTATTGATCTGTAAACTGTCCTACATATGTTCCAGTAAATTGTCCTTCCCATTGGCCAGTGTATTGTCTTTCCCAATTCTTAGTATAGTTTGTAGTAAATAATCCTACATAATTCTCTGTATATGTTCCAGTGTAATCTCTTGCATAGTTGGATGTAAACTGTCCTTCGTATTGTTTACCATACTGACCAACATAATTCTTTTGATAGTTCTCTGTATACGTTCCTTCAAATACACCACCGTATATGTTAGTATATTGTCCTACGTATGCTTTTGCATATTGAGCGGTATAATCTTTAGCATAGTTAGTTGTAAACTGTCCAACATAATTTTTAGAGTACTGGCCAACATATGCTTTCTGGAATACTCTTTGATAATCTGTTGTAAATACTCCTGTGTATTGATCTGTAAATGATCCTTCAAATTGTCCAGCATATTGAGTGACATAATCTTTAGCATAATTGGTTGTGTAATCTTTAGCATAGTTTCTTGTGTATGTTCCTTCAAATACACCACCGTATATGTTTGTATATTGTCCTACATAGTTCTTAGTATAGTTGGTTGTAAACTGTCCTGTATATTGAGTTGTGTATACTCCTGTATATTGGCCTGTATATGCTTTCTGCCAGATCTTAGTATACTGTCCAGTATATCTCTTGGTGTAATTTCCTTCATATGCTTTTGTAAATTGATTTGCATATGCTTTTTGGAAGTTAGTTGTATATACTCCAGTGTACTGTGATCCATATACTCCTTCATATGCTTTTGTATATTGAGTAGTATATTGTCCTGTATATTGACTTTCATATGTACCATCATACTGTCTAGTAAAGTTTGTTGTATATCTCTTCGTATAGTTAGTTGTGTATGTTCCACTAAACTGACTTTCATAAACTCCTTCATATGCTTTTGCATATTGTTTTGTATACTGTCCTGTATAGTTTCCAGTAAACTGTCCTGTATACTGACCACTATATGCTTTTGAGTAAGATGTGGCATACTGACCTTCGTAGGCTCTTGTGTATGTTGTAGCATATTGTCCACTGTATGCTCTTGTGTAAGATGTACTATATGACCCAGTAAACTGTCTTGTATAGGTTGTATTATATGATCCAGTATACTGTCTTGTATAGTTCCTTGCATACTGACCACTATATGTTGTTGAGAAGTATCCTGTATATTGTCCTGTATACTGTCTTGAGTAGTTTCCAGTATAACTACCTGTGTATTGAGAGTTATATGTTCCACTATATGTTGTTGAGAAGTATCCTGTAAACTGTCCTGTATATTGTACTTGCGCTGAGAAGTATCCTGTATACTGTGCTCCACCTTCTCCACCACCAGCGAACTGTCTTGACCACGTACCACCAGATGAAAATTGTTGTGACGGCCCAGGTCCACTAAACTGTCTAAGACCCATATAGGCTTTGTCATTCATTTCAAAGACTCTTGAACCAGTGTATTGAACTGTTGTTGATCCAGTGTAGTTTAAACCAGGACCAGTAAACTGATTAGAGTATTGTGTTGTTCTTGTGACTCTGGTATATGATCCAGAATAACCTCTTGTCCATTGTTTATTATATGTTCCACTATATTGTCTGGTATAGTTAGTTGAGTATTGAGTTGTTCTTGTGACCCTACTATAGTTTCCAGTATAATGTCTGGTATAGTTAGTTGAATACTGCCCGCTGTATGCTCTTACAAAATTGTTTGCATATGTTCCGCTGTATGCTCTTGTATAACTTGAATTATATGATCCAGTATACTGTCTTGTATAGTTTGATGAGTATGAACCAGTATACTGTCTTGTATAGTTTGTTGAGTATGAACCAGTAAACTGTCTTGACCACTGTGTGCTATATGTCCCACTATATTGTCCTGCATAGTTAGAACTATATTGTCCAGTAAACGCTCTTGTGTATTGACCAGTGTATGCTTTTTGATAATTGGTATCATACTCTTTTGTATAGTTAGTTGCATACTGTCCTACGTATGCTTTTGTATATTGACCTGCAAATTGTTTAGCATAGTTTGTATCATAAGAACCAACATACTGTTTTGTATATTGTCCTGTAAACGCTTTTTGGTATTGTGTTGTGTATACTTTTGCATAAGTTGTATCATATGAACCAGTATATGCTCTATCATAGTTTCCACTATATTGTACATCATAATTTCTTGTAAATACACCTTCGTAAACACCAGTGTATGCTTTTTCATATACCCCAGTATATTGTTTAGCATAGTTAGTAGCAAAAGATCCTTCCCACACTCTATCATATTGACCAATGTATTGGCCAACGTATGCTTTCTGATATTGTTTTACATATTGTTTAGCATATTGTGCTACATAGTTTTTAGCAAACTCGTTTGTATATTGGCCAATCCATGCTCTTTGGTATTGTCCTGCATATGCTTTTTGGAATGCTTTTATATAATCAGTTGTGTATATACCCTCATATGTTTTAGCATATGAACCTTCATATGTTTTTTGATATTGCGCTACGTAGTTTTTCTCGTACTGTGTTGTAAATGATCCTTCCCATATTCTATCATATTGGCCTACATATTGACCAACGTATGCTTTTTCATATTGTCTAGCAAATGTACCTTCGTATGCTTTTGTATATTGTCCGGCATATTGTTTAGCATATTGTTTAGTATAAACACCTACGTATGCTTTTTGGTACGAACCTTCATATTGTTTAGCCCATTGTACTAGATAAGTTTTTGTATACTGATCGGCATATTGACCAGCCCATTGTCTAGCATAAGCGCCTTCCCATTGCTGCGCATATTGTGCTGCCCATTGTACTGTCCATTGTGCTGTGTATGCTCCAACATATGCTTTTTCATATACACCAACATAATCTTTAGTATATTGAGTAACAAATGAACCTTCCCATACTCTATCATACTGACCAACATATTGTCCAGTATATGCTTTCTCATATTGTTTTACATAATTCTTTTCATATTGTTTTTCATACTGACCTATCCATGCTTTCTCATATTGTTTTACATAATTCTTAGCATAGTTGGTTGTATATTGTCCTGTAAATCTTCCTTCGTATTGACCCGTCCATTGTTGTTGATATTGTGCTACATAATTTTTAGCATATTGACCAACATATAATTTTTGATATGCGCCCTCATATTGTTTTGCATAGTTCGAAGTAAATGATCCTTCCCATATTCTGTCATACTGTCCTACGTATTGACCAACATATACTTTTGTATATCCTGTTCCAAATTGTCCTTCATATTGTTCTGTATATTGGCCAACATAACTACCGACGTAGTTTTTAGCATAATTTTCTGTATAGTCTTTAGAATAGTTGGCTGAAAACTCTCCAGCATAAACACCCTCATATTGTTTTAAGAAATTGCTTTCATACTGACCGACGTATGTTTTTGTCCATACCTTTTCATATTGACCAACATATGCTTTTTGATAATCTTTAGCATAGTTTTTTGTAAACTGCGCAGTGTATTGTTTTAAGAATTGTTTTACATATGATCCACCATATGCTTTTAAGAATTGATTTACATAATTCTTTTCATATACACCAGTGTATTGTTTTAAGTATGAAACATCATATTGACCAACATACGCTTTCTGATATTGTGCTACATAGTTCTTAGCATACTGTCCTGTGTATGCTTTTAGATATTGTTTTGTGTATTGGCCAACATATGATTTTTGATACAGACCAGCAAATACTGTTCCCCATTGACTTAAATATATTCCTGTCCATTGATTGATCCAAGTCTTAGCATATATTCCTGTATACTGTTGTAAGTAGTTTGTCGAGTAAGTTCCAGTAAACTGTTTAAGATATTGAGTAGCATATGCGCCAACATAATCTTTACTATATTGTTTTGACCAATCACTTAAATAATTCTTTTGATATGCTCCAGTGTATTGTGCTTCCCAAACTCTTTCATATTGACCGACATATGCTTTTGTCCATTGATTTTCGTAAACACCAACATAATCTTTTGCATATGCTTTGATGTAAGCACCTTCAAAATTCTTTTCGTAATTCTTTTCCCACTGACTTGTATATTGTCCTGTGTATGCTTTTTCGTATACTCCTACAAATAATTTATTATATGATGTTGTATAGTCTTTTGCATATGCACCTGTATATTGACCTACGTAATTTGCTTCTAAGTAATAGCCAGTAAACTGCTCACTCGCACTATCATATTGTCCTGTAAATGTTCTTGTTCCTTCGTATTGTTTAGTATACTGACCAAGATACGCTCCAGCATAGTTGGTTTCATAAGAACCATTATATGTTCTTGTTCCTTCGTATTGTTTAGCCCATTGTTTTAAATAATTTGTAGCAAGATATGCTTTTGAAAATTGAGCTGTATATTGTCCTGTAAATGTTCTTGTTCCTTCAAATTGTCTTTCGTATTGACCAATATATTGTGCAGTCCAGTTTCCAATATACAGCTTCTGGTATTGATCTGCATACTGTCCTGTGTATGTGCGGGAACCACTGTATGTGCCTTCGTATACGCCCGTATACTGCTTTGTATATTGCTCAGTGTACTGACCTGTGTAGTTACCCGTAAACGCGCCTTCAAACTGTTTTACGCCAGTATAATTCCCAGTGTAGTTCCCTGTAAACGAACCTTCAAATTGTTTACTGAATTGCGCTTGCCATTGAGTAGTAAAAGATCCTTCATATTGTTTTGAATATTGACCTGCAAATTGTTTTGCATATTGTGTTACAAACGACCCTTCAAATGTTCCTTCATATGTTTTGGTATATGCTTTTTCAAAAGCACCTTCATATTGTCCAACATATGATCCTGTATACTGACCAATAAATGCTCCAGTATATTGTGCTGTAAAGTATCCTGTATAACCACCTTCGTATTGTTTATTGAAAGCACCTTCGTATTGTTTTTCGTATACGCCTGTGTATTGTTCTAACCAACCTTTTGAATATTGAGCAGTCCATTGTTTTGTAAACTGGCCAACATATGTTCCCATGTATTGTTTTTCATAGTTAGTTAAGAATGTTCCTTCATACTGCTTAGTATAATTTCCAGTAAAGACTCCAGTGAACGCTCCAGTATATTGTTTGTTATAATCTTTTGAGTACTGGCCGATATATGCTTTTTCATATTGTGTAGCAAATGTGCCTTCGTATACTTTTTGGTATTGCTTAGTGTAAATACCAGACCATTGCTTTTCCCAGTTGGCTGCATAATCACCAACATAGTTTGCTGTATATCCTATATCAGCTAATGTGTTTCTTTTATCTAATATTGTTCCACCAACTTGTACCCAGGTTTCTCCTGCGCCAGCTGGATTGGTTGCTGCTATTTTATATTGACCTATTCCTGTTGAGGATATTTGATTTCTTAATCTTGCTGCTAAAGTTTTTATCTCAGCATCTGTCATTTCTTTAATCGCGCCACCATCAAGTTTAGATGTCCTTACAGTGGATGGTGCAGAAACACCCGTTGTCTTTCTCCAAAGTGTATATGTTGTGTTGGCTGTTAGGGATGAGTCAACAATTGTGGATCCTGTACTTGTATAAAGGCTATTGTTGGGGTTGCTTTCTGCAAGTATGTAAGATCCTAGACCATTTGAAGTTAGATTCGCAAGTGCTCTTGAAATAAGAACAGTGTTTAGATTATTACTATGCTCTGATGCATAGCCACTGTCGTTGAGGAACAACGGATACACTAAAGATGTTTCTGCGACCGAACTGAGATTTTGTTTAAGCGTGTAGTTAGTTGAGGTTATTGCATTTGTTGTGGGGTGTGTTCCAATACTCTCTGTTCTGATAGTATCGGTAAAGGTGCCCATTGATGTACCATCACCATTAATGTTGATTGTACCTGAGCCAGTAGTGCTTGTAGAAAACTCAGTTAGAATTTGATGGACGGCGTAATCCATCTCGGTAGTTTGCATCTCTTGCAATCCGAGAAAAGTACCGCCTCCGGTTGTTTTTATTCTAAGTGGGTTCCCCATTAATCACTAAGCCTTTAATTTAAACGCGCTATCCCCAAACACGCTACCAGTATTTATAAAACTTACTCTGCTTGCATCATAACCTTTTATGGCCGATCCAGGCAAGCCTCCGTCTCCTGATATTGCGTATTGAGAATAGTGTGTTCCAGGATTAGCAACATTCTGACCTGAATCGCTATCATCATTGTAGCCTCCAGCGCCTGCTCCTAACTGACCTAGTCTCCCACCATTTCCTCCGTGTATGCCTAATGCAGTTGTTGCATTAGATCCGTTTCTATCTGAACTACTTTCGGATACGAAAGCAGTATTATTCCATCCAGCGCCAACACCGCCAGCGCCACCTCTACCAATATTTCCAGCGACAGGGTATCCACCACCACCGCCTCCACCGCCACCACCGGCGATTTTACCATAGTTTTCAACATAAAGTTCAACACCTGTTCCTAACTGAATTGCATCCCCACCATTACCACCAGTCTGATTAGTTGAGAATGTATCTGTATTACCTGATGAAGCTCCAGCTGAACCAGACATACCTATAATGTTGCCATCTGGCTTAACTAATATTCTAACTCTATGTGGAACGGTTCCATATATTGGACTGAATCCTTCTAATGAAAGAGCTGCTGTTGTATTAGCTGAATATACATATCCACCACTAATTGTTATATTAACCATCTGAGGTCTAGTACCTCTACTCTTTCCTAATCCATCTAATACTGATGCTAAATTATAATTAGCTGTATTACTTGTTATTGAAATATCTGTTCTTTCATAACTAACGTGTGTTGTTTTCCATTGACCGTCTTCTTTAACTGATACTCTACCAACATCTCTCCAAGCATCATTTTCTTTGACTTTCATTTCTTTAACTTGTTTCCAAGCTCCAGCTTCTTTAAGTTTTGCTACTCCACCTTCGTCTGTTAGTTCTCCAGTCTTAGTATTTGCTGCTGTTGTTGTTGTAACATAGCTTGTGTGGAATTGTTCACCACCTGCGTAGTTAGAAGTGTAATGAGCTGTTCCTGTAAACGAACCACTTACTCCTTGATACACACCACCGTAAATTTTATGCCATGCTCCTTCATATTGTTTGTCATAGTTGCCAAGATATAATTTTGAATATTGTGTACCAAACTGTCCTTCATAAACACCTGTGTACTCTTTAGTATATTGTTTTGTAAATGCTCCTTCATACTGTCCTAGATACACTTTTGTATATTGGCCAGTATATTGTTTTACATACTGTCTGGTAAATGTTCCTTCATAAATTTTACTAAAGTCTGAACTATACTGTCCTGTGTATTGACCTACCCATGCTTTTGTATATTGTCCAACGTATGCTTTTTCATATGCTTTTGCATACTGTGCACCAAACGTTCCTTCAAACTGTTGATTGAATACTCCTTCGTATGTTGCACCATCAAAAGTTCCAGTAAATGAATGAGGTACTAAGCCACTAAACTGACCAGTACCGTCTGTACTAGTTCCATATGTTGCAAGGCCTAGATATTGTCCTGCCCACGACTTCGTATATTGTCCTGACCATACTTTTGCAAATATTTTATTATAATTTTTCTCATATGCTTTTTCATATTGTTTAGTATAATGTGCTATGTAATATAATATACCACTGTATTGTCTTTGGTAATTCTTTGCAAAATTTCTAGTATATTGTTCTGCATAGTTAGTAGTCCATGTACCCTCGTAGGTTGTAGCCCATTGGTGCGTACTAGTAGTTTCTGAATATGATGCATAATTTTTAGCGAACGGTCTTGAATAGACACCTGTCCAAGTTGGAACCCATTGTCCAACAAATACTCCTGTATAGACTGAACCGCCCTCAGGACCTCCAGAGCCAGATTCATAAACACCAGTGTAGTCTTTTAGATATCCTCCTGATGGCCCTTCAAAGTATCCTTCATACGGAACACCGCCGGTATATTGTCCCATGAAAGTTTCCGGCTCACCTGGAAATAATTCTCCATGATAGTTTCCAGTGTATTGGTTGGAACCAGATACATATACGCCTACAAAGTCTGCAACTGCTTCAAATGTTCCTTCAAAATTTCCAGTGTAATCTCTTGCATAATTTCCGGTCCATTGTTTTAAATATGCTTTTTCAAATTGTCTTACATACTGACCTACGTAGCTTTTCTGATATTGTCTAGTATAATTCTTTTGATATTGTCTAACATAATTTTTAGTATAGTTGGCAGCTAGTTCACTATATGTGCTATATACTTTTTCATATTGTTTAGTGTAGTATCCTATAAATGTTCCTTCGTATTGAGCTGCGAAATCTCCTTGATACTGTCTATCATATGTTCCTTCCCACTGTCTATTATAGGGACCACCATCAAATTGTCCTTCAAATTGTCTTACGTAAGCACCTTCATATGTTCCAACATATTGACCTGTAAATGAACCAGTGTATTGTCCTGTCCATGTCTTTGCGTATTGTTTTATATACTGAGTAGCAAAAGACCCTTCATATGTTGCTCCAAAATATCCTTCGAATACTCCTTCAAAAGTTCCTGTGTAAGTTTTAGTATATTGTCCTACATATGCTTTTTCATATTGTCCAGCAAATACTCCTTCATATTGAGTAGCAAAAGATCCTTCAAATTGTGATGAATATTGTTTAGCGTATTGTGTGGTAAACACTCCTGTATATTGACCAGTATATTGTTTACCATATTGCTTGACATAGTTGCCAAGATATGTTGCTGTATATTGTGCTAGATAAGTTTTAGTGTATGCACCTAGATAATGATGAATAGGAGTATCTGTTATGGCACCCTCGTACGAGGAGGCAAACTGTCTGTCTGCTCCTGCGTATGCTCTTGCGTAATTTATCTCTGCCACTCAGGCTCTCCTATTAACTTAGAGTCTGATACCAAATGTCTCCATTATTGCCGACGTCATTGTTCGCTGGTGCAGAACTTGAGATGTGAACTTTTTGATTTGGAATATGTGCAAATGATCCTGCTCCTGCAGCATTAGTATTTGCATATGTGATTCCTGTTGTGTTTACTGAAGCAACGACTGACTGAGTTAGTCTGCCTTTTTTATCTACTGTTATAGTAAACATTTGAGTATTGTTAGCTACAATTGATCCAGCACTATTTGCATATGTATTTGCTAAAGCAGCATCTGTGACTTTAGCTGTACTGTTTACTACATCAACGCTACCGTGTGTAATTGTATTAGCCATCTACATCTTCCTCAACTTCAGGTTCCTCTACATCAGGTTCCAATTCTTTTACTCGTTCTGTCAGCTCTTTAACGGCCTCAATTAATAATGGTATCAGGCTATTATAGTTTACTGTTTTATGTCCTCTACTATTTATATCTACAGCATGAGGCAATACATCTTCGATCTCTTGAGCTATAACTCCGTAGTCTGGTGTTCCTGCTCTCATATCTCCAATGTTATTGTTCCATGTAAATGAATACCCACCTAATGAGTTTACTTTATCTAAAGCGGTGTCTATTTTCAATACATTATCTTTTAATTGTTGGTCTGATGAATAGTTAGCTACTAAGTCTTGTTTAGCGTATATGAAATCTGATACGACAGCTGTTGTATTTGCAACTGTATCTCCAACAACCACACTTGTATCAAAGTATCCAGATCTAAATGATTTCGCTGCTGAACCCATATCATATGAGTTAGTAGTCTTAGCTAACAGATGACCATTAGCTGCTGCATTAGCAAAATCTATTGTGACTGTGTTTGCTCCATTACCAATTTGAATAACATTATTACCAGTACCAGCAGTCGCTGCACCAGTAAGTTTTGTAGTGTTAGTAATTGTTAAGTTAGCAGATCCTAATGTGCTTGCTGTTAAAGTAGTATCATCTGGTAATGTTGCTGCAACTCCAACTTGTAAGTGATCAACAACTAAATTGTTAGATGTTAATGCAGTTGCGTTAGCACTTATACCAGTATTAGAGAATATAACATTACTTGTATTTGCTAATGTAATATCATCACCAACTGATAGATCACCAACAATAGCTCCTGATGCAGCATTTACTTCTCCAGTAATGTCTACATCTCCACCTGCTGTTATATCGCCTGATGTGTTAGCTGAAGTTAAAGCAGCTGCCCATCTTCTTGATGCATGTCCTAATACTTTTCCATTAGCACTTGGTTCAATGCTACTTACTACCTGTGCTGTGACATTTACTACATCTGCTGCAGCACTACCTATAACTGTATTACCAGAAACTGTTAAGTCAGCACCTACTGTTGCACTTCCAACTATTGCTGCAGATGCAGCATTTACTTCTCCAGTAATGTCTACATCATCAGCTGCTGTTACGGTATTTGAGAATGTTGCTGCTTTAAGTACTGCCAGTGTTCCATCTGTATCAATACCACCTTTTGATATGTGAGTATTAACAGTTGAATTACCAACATGTAAAACTGATGAGTTAGCAATTGTATTACCAACTGCTGCTGTTCCTTTGACTAACATATGTGCTGTAGTCATACCTACATTAGCACCAACATTAATAGAGTTAACTAAATCTACTGCACCTGTGATTGCTGCACCATCAGCTGCAATTGTTAATTTACCGCCCATGTTAGTTGTAGTTCTAACTCTTAATGTTGCTGTGTTAGCTTCTCCAGTGATGTCTATATCTGCACCACCAGTTATGTCTCCTGTAGATGTAAATGCACCAGATGTGTTTGCTGTTGCAAAAGATGCAACCCATCTGTTTGTAGTATTACCTAATGCAATGGTATTACCATGCAATGGCATTAATCCAAATGATGAATTACCTACAACACTTTTTACAACTAATCTGTTATTTGAATCTGCTACACTACCTATTGCAATAGACTTAACATTACTTGATACGTTTGATTGTATTGCTTTGTATGAACTGTTTCCTACAATAAAGTTTTTTGCAGAGTTTATTGTGACGTTGCCGTCTAATACTGTGTTTGTTGAAACTGTTAAATCATTTCTTACTACTGCATTATATACGTTTGCTTCTTTACTATCAGCAGCATCTATGTCTCCAGATACTGTGACGTTTCCACCTATTGTTGCAGCACCTACTATTGCTGCTGTCGCTGCATTTACTTCACCTGTAATATCTACATCAGCTCCTGCTGTAATGTCTCCAGATGTATTTGCAGTTGTTAATGCAGCTGCCCATCTTCTGTCAGCGTGACCTAATACTTTACCATTTGCTGATGGTTCTATGCTACTTACAATTAATGCTTGTACGTTAGCAATGTCTGAATTGTTTGATCCTAAAACTGTATTTGCATTTATTGTAAGGTCACCATCAATGTTTGTTGCTGAATTAATATCTAAATTCGTACCATGAATATTCATGTTGGTAGAATCTATTAGTGTGTTTGTTCCTGACACATTAAAGTCTGTTGATGTAATATCAGTTAGTGCGTTATCAATATCAACATTAGCATTTGCATCAATAATTGTATTGAATATGTTAGTTGCTGCGTTAGATGTAAATGATGTAGCAGATGAATTAATTACTACTTCGTCTGCACCAATATTAAAATCAGCTGCATCTGAATGTATGTTTACATTAGCAGTAAATACTGTATTAGCATCTATGTTTGTTTCTGTTCCAGTAATAGCTAAGTTAGTTGATGTGATATCAGTTAATGCATTATCTACATCTAAGTTTGCATTTGCATCTATCTTAGTATTAAAAATGTTTGTTGTAGCATTTGAGGTAAATGTTACTGCAGTTGCATCTACTTCTACTGCTGTGCTGTTAGCTTTTAAGACACCATCATTAATGTCTATTGTTGCAGCATCTATGTTAACATTAGATGTGATGTTGAATTCACCAGCTGCAACTACTGTGTTTGTTGCATTAATTGTTGTTAATGCATTGTCTATATCTACATTTGAATTAAAGTCATTAACTATAGCATTACTCTGGAATTGATTTAATGATGAACTAATTGCTATATTATTTGATGTACTATTCTGTGTTGCAGTAAGTTGTCCTACAACGAAGTTATTAATTGTTGAGTTAGATGTCACATATGCATATGAGTTAACAAATACTGAGTTAGTAGATATACTTAAATTAGCTGCAGCTGCAACAGTTCCATAAATTGTACTGTTTGCAGATACACCTTTTAATTCGTTCTCTACTAATAATGTGTTTGCACTAAAGAAACCATTTACATAAGCATTACCTGTTGTACATGCACCTTGTGAATTTGCAACAGTAGATACGACAACTTTTTCCATGTCGTATGTAATTCTGTTAGTAAGGTCTAACCACTCTCTAAATGTATCAGATGATGGTACAACGTTGGCGTTTAAATAATTATTACTTGCCATTTGTTAACCCCTCTGTCAATGTTATTAACATACTTTTAATCTCTACCATATCTTGTTTTAAATTCATAACTTCAGTACTTAATTCTTGTACTTGATTGCCTTTTGCTCTTTGTGCTTTGTATTGCATAAATGCAGCCTTATCATTATTTATTATACCGAGCGAAGATGTGTCTCTATAATATTTGCTATCTTCTGTTTGTACTAATGTGACCTTTTTCATTATAATGATACTGCTATTGCTCTGTAGTCTTGAAGCACTGGTGCTTTAGCTGTAGACTCAGATGTCATTACTATTTTAATCATTAATTTTGAATACCCTACAAACTTCTCAAAGTCTTTATTGTAGTATGAAGCTAAGTAAGCTGTAGGTGCTTTTGGATCTCTGAACACACCATTGATAAATCCACTGTCTACTTTACCATGCATCTTACCAACTGCTGCAGTAGGTGAATCAATAATGTCTAGTACTGTATTACTTGTCACAGATGATACTCTACTAATTTGATAATCTGTTGATGTATTTGCACCTTCAATCTTAATTAGATCACCCGCTGAGTAATCTGCATCAAATAATGTGCCGACACCTTTAATCTGTGTATTACCTTGTGTTTCTATTTGGCCAGCTTTGTTTGTTGTTTCTGGTGTATCTAAGAATTCAAATCCATATTCTATAACATCTTTTCTTTCTGCGTCACTACTAAACAGATTCTTATTTTGTGTCGCTTGTAATGGTGACCAATCTGTGTCATCAAGACTCTTAGTATCTGCTGCATTTAAAACTTTAGCATAAACTTTAATATCTGTATTAGCTGGTTTGTATGCATTTACAAATACTTTAATATCTTCTGCATCCATACCATCTGCTAATGATATAACTCTTGAAACATATTTTGATGTTGAACTGCCTGAGTTTGTTTTGTGTTCATTAGTTGTGACATTATTAATAATGTTTTCATATACTAACAGACCTTGTGATTGTAAATCAATCATTGGTGCTGTCCATCTGCTCTTAGCAGATAATTGATGTCTTAATACTAATGACTTAGTTAATGTTGTTCCTGATATCTCATTAGACTTAGATTTAACTTCTAATGTTTCTAATGGATAGTTTCTATCATTAGTTGATATTAATACACCATTAGTATTATTGGATCCTAAGAATGTTCTAACTGCTGTACCTGGAACCACTGTTTTGTAAAGTCTTGGTTCGTGATAGCTGATGTTAGTATTAACTGGTTTATCAATAGTTGTATTTGCATTACTATCACAACCAATAATAACATCTTGATTAGCGAATAAGAAAGTACTGTTTGTTGCTGTACTGTCTGCTACAAATAAAGTATCTGTTGGTGCATCAAGAGACTTAAATGTTCCTGTTGGTGTAAATTTATATTTACCTGATGCATCTGTAAATTTAGGTGCTCCTCTTAATGTCATATATGTTGCATTCGCTACACTGTTAACTTCTACAACATCAAAAACTCCAGCTGTACTATTTGCTAGAACAATCTTATCACCAGCTGCTAATGCTGGAGATGTAAAGTTTGTACCTGTTCCTACTATAATATTATTACCAGCATTAATTGCAACATTACCAGATGCATTAGCTACTTGTTTAAATATTTCTTCACCTTGTTGGAATGTACCGTTTATTGTACCATTGTTAGCTGTAAACCACTCATAGTCTTCATTTACTAGATCAACTGTTGAAAGAGTATCTGTAAAGTATGCTCCTTTAAGTTTAAATTTAGTATCTTCATCTAAGTACTCTGTCCATGTTCTGTTATTTGTTGATAAGAACAATGTACCAGCTCCCCAGTCTTGGTTAGTTGGAATACCTGTGTTTAAATCTTTTTGACCAGCCTTAGCTGTAAATACTTTATACTCTGGTGAATTTCCTTCTGGCATAATCACAAAACAGTATTCTTTTTCTGTATCTACTGCTACTGGAGCTTTAAAGTTAATTGTTGTTGCTGTTGATCCGTCTGTGGATGTATTAACTTGTGAGCTCTTTAATCTTATTTTACTAAATGGTAATACTCTTGGTCCTGGAGCTCCGTTTATTGTTTCTCTAATTTCTACCAATGTACCCATTGTTGCATCTTTTGAAGAGAAGAATAAATCAAGAGATGTTAAATATCCAACTTTAGACTCTCCGAACATTCCTGGTTCTAATAAGAATGTTTGAGCTAATGGATCTCCACTTGGTCTACATCCTCCATCTATCTCTCTTCTCATATCAGCACCACCTAAGTCAGCGCCTCTATTCATACGGCCACCGCCTCTTCCTCTTCTTCCTCTCATTGGAGCACATCTTTCTCTAGCTACAGGTCTTCCTGGTGATACTACTGAGTTTGCAGCTGGTGCTGTAATTGGATTAGTATTTGGTTGTGGTACAATTGTTATAGGTGTGACTACATTGTTTGTTGGTAACGTATTCACAACTGGCACAACTGCTGGTGGTGCAGGCAATGCTGTCACCGTCTCACTTGTATTTGATGACCTTCTCATAAAGATATCAGTTGATTCTGAAGATGATATCTCTGGTGTTCTTGTTGATTGAATTATATCATTAGTTTCAACTGAGAAGTTATAACAATTAAATCTTGCTGATGCAGATGATACTGTATCTGAAACCTGACTTAAATTGCTAATGTCAGCAATAACTACTTTTCTTTCTCCAGCAAAGAATGTTTCTGCTGGTAATCTTATTATACCTGCTAATTCACCTGAAGCATTTGATGTAAGAGCTGTTCCTTTAACATTTGATCTTTTGATCATTGACCTTGCTCTTGTAGTTGTTAATGATTCAATGTCATCTAAACTATCAATAGAGTTGTATATTGTTGCAGGCGCTGTATGTGCATTAACGTCTACCTCATCAAAATATACATAGTGTCTTAAACCTGGTCTTAATCCAGTAGCTACAAATCTTAAATCTATACCTGGTATATAAGGTTGGAAAGAAACGTCTGTGACAAATTCACCAACTTTCTTACTTGTAGTCTTAGCTCTACCTGAAAGCGTGGTCGTAGTTCTTTGAACTGTTTGTGTTTGTACGGTTTCAAAAGTGTCTGTTCTTATTGTATCTGTCTCAGTACTTGAAGTTAATCTAGTATCTGTTTCTTCAGCTACTACTTCTTCACTAGTAAACTGTGCTGGCATTGCTTTTTGTAGTTCTTCTAACAATGCTAATGTTCCAGATGCAACATCAATATCAATTTGTACTGGTTGCTCTGGAGCTTTTACTGTATCTGTAGTACTTAAATAATCTGGGAATAATGTTAATATACCATTATACTTCCAGTATTGTGAAGTACATCTTCTATCTTGCGTTGCTTTGTTTTGACTAATAAGTTGAACTTGTTTTAATCTAGGTGTAATAACATCACCCTGTTTGTTAACATTAGCACCACTGTTGTATTTTAAATCAATGTGATACTGTTCAAATCTTGCTGTTAGCAATTGTCTTGCTGTATCATATCCAGCTTTAAATTCTGCATTTAATGGATTACCAGTTGTCATTGAAGCAAAGTTATCAACTATAAATCCGTTCTTAAATCTGTTTAATGTTGAATCAGTTCTACCTTCAAATGCTTGGTCTGATGTCATTTTTTCTAATAAGTTCAATGAAGTATAATACTCAAGGTTATTGACTCTATCATCAATAGCTTTGATATCCTTCATTGTATATCTCTTCAACTGTGTAGCTCTTAGTCTTGCTGCTAAGTCTGGTCTCTTATAATATCTTCCAGATGCTACATCTAATGTTGGATATACTGGGACATCAATGGTACCTAACTGCATTGACAGAGGTGGTAGATCTGGCAGTTTAGGATTGACGTTTGGCTCACCGCTTATAATTCTTATAGCACCGTCTTCAATAATTAATCTATCTTTTCTTGGTAGATAATATGTTACATTTGATGTCCACAGTTTATTTGGTACTGTCACATATGAATCTGAATCAATAACTTCTGTACTAGCTGGATCTGCTGTTGCAGTTCCTATTCCATTAGAGAACGCTCCTCCTAATGTAGCTGTGTTGCCAACATAAGGTCTGAAGTCAATTGCATCTCTTAGTGAGAATTCTTTACCATCACTAGGAGATACAAATACTGGAATACCTTGAGTTGTAATAGCACTAGTGTTTGCTGTATTAGCATCATCAATAATGCCATGATATGATTGGTATGTAAAGAATCCTTTACCAGAACCAGACTCTTTAAAGTGTCTAAATTTAACAGCTAAATGTTTTCCGGATGCAACTGTGTATCCGCTATTAGGTTTAATTCTTATTGTTGATAGTCCATATAGACCATCTGTTTGTCCATCTACTAATTCAAATTTACTTGTTACGTCTGTCCAATCACTTTCTGCAACTGATGTGTATGTTGCATCTGGACCTATTAATACTGATACAAGCTCGTGACAATCTGGTACACCTAAGCACCATGGACCCGCAGTTCCACCGGCGTTAGCATCTGTATCAATACCAACCTCTGTAGTTTGATATGCTTTTGTTCTACCGCCCTCAGTTGTATCTACAACATTATGATGAACAGCAACTGCACATGTACCTGAAAGATCAACATGAGCGTCAGTAGCACCTGTCATGCCTACTTCAATTGTTAATGTCTGGCCTGATGAACTTGTTGTTGCGTTAGCATATGTTCTATCGTGTAATGATATTGGATACCCTGCAGGGAATGTTCTTTTAATTGTTGCGTTAGCATTATGATCAACACCAACATTAACTGTACAATTAAATGCTGTACTGTTAACAACATTATTAACTTGTCTTAGTGTTGTATCAATGTATACCCAGTCACCGGCTCTTAAACCTGCTGTAGTTGCGGCTGTAACTAATTTTGTACCTGTACCATCTACATCAGCATTGGTGTCTGAATTTGAACTTGAGTTTATTGATGCTGTTGGTATTATTACTAAATCTTTTTCTTGTGTTTCGTTTAGAACAGTATCACCATATCCAAATGTATGGTCGCCTGATAATGATAAAACTAATGTACCATTAGCAGCTATTGTTCCTGTTTGTCTTTTTCTAAATGTATATGTACCAGATGCATTAACAGCTGATACACCTTTCTGTCCAACTGGGAATACAAGTTTGTTAAAACTTGGATCTTTTATTTCTGCTTTACTTGATTCTAATACTATGTCAGCAACACCTTCTGCTGCTAAGTTTGATTCTGCTCCAGTTGCACTGTATTCTGTTCCTGTGTAATGCCATAATGATTTTGCTTGCGATCTAAATGCTTTACCAGAATTCATTTTTATATCATAAAGATACATATTCCAATCACATCCTGCAGCTGAAGGATTGCTGTCTTCCATTGTAAGTGCTCTAACTCTTGCAGTACCTATTACATTAGCAGTTACGCCATCATATACAACGTGTGTATTGTTTGCTGCTGTTGAACCTGTAAAGCTATTAGCTCCACCGCTAACTCCATCCATTGCTGCATCAAGAATAAGAACCATGTCATTTGTTTCTGCACCAAACTCACCAACTAGCTCATTTACTTTAACATAGTTTCCATAGTTAGCTGATACTTGTTGAGTCTTTGATGTTGTTATATTTGCTTTTGGTAATTCTACTCTTGTAGTTCCTGTAAGTTCAAATCTCTTACCTTGTATATAACCTATACCTTGACCAATTGTCGTTGATATGTGTGTAGTGTTTCCTACAATTTCTTCTGTAGATAATTGGAAAGGCTCTACAACATAATCTCCACTTTCTTCAAAAGTCCTAGCTGCAATTGCATCACCAAGTGATGACAATACTGCACTTTGGTTTTTATGAACAACACTGCCGTATTTGAATTCTGCTATTTTTAAGAAGTTATTAGATGCTTCAGCATTAGTTGATGTATTAACAACCAATACTGGATCTAGTTTTAATCTATCTGCACCTGGTGCATTTTCATTTGCAAATCCAGATGCATTGTCTAATAATGTTGTATCAACACTATTGTTAACTGTGCTTTCTGTTGTCTTTATTCCTACTATTAGATCATTTGGTCTATTAGTATATTTTGATACTATAATTGATTGTTCTGGGAATCTTTGGAAGAATCCTTTTTGGAATACAACACCATCATCAACTGACATCTGATATGATTTACCAGTTATATTAAATTCTGCATTAGCACTTGCTTCTTCAAAGCTACTATTAGCAACAGTCACTCTCATAGTTTCTTGTAGATTAACTCTTAGAGCAGCTGCTTGTGTATTTGATGAAGATGTTATTGAAGCTGTTGGATAATCGTCTGCAGTAAATCCTGATCCATTTGCCGTAACAGCAATCGATTCGAGAGCACCATTAGCTAATGTATTAACTGTTGCTGTTGCATTACCGCCGTTAGTAGATGTTATAACAACTACGTCATCATTAGAGAATCCTAAACCTGGTGTTGTGACTTGAATGTTTGCTATGCTAGTAGTTGATGGATATATTTCTAATATTTCACCATTTGAATATGCTGTTGTAGTATTATCTGATTTAATATAATTAAAGAATAATGTATTTAAGTCTGGATTTTGTGATTCTAGTCCTGATGCTGTATCTGCTACTCTTGATACCAAGTTAGCAGTTTGACCTCTAATATAACTTCCCTCACCAATTAAAGCAGTATTAACATCTGTGCCAGCTATATTTTTATCTAATATTTTAACATACTCAAGATCATTTCTGAAGTTGAAATTACATCCTTTAATTATTGACCCTTCTTTAAATATGTGTTGACCAAATCTTTCTACTTGGTTCTGTAATATAGTTTGAGCTTGAGTAAGCTCTCTAGCCTGTAGTGCTACGGCTGGCTTAAAAAGTACTCTATGATAATTCTTTGATTCATCAAAGTCATCATAGTACGGGTTTACATTTAGATCTGTCTCTGTTGCCATTTTTTATTCTCTAAAATTTAATCATTACCTTTATTCTTTCTGTTTGACTATCATCTCTTGTTATCGGTGATATATTTTCTACGTACATAATCTCACCTGAGTTAGGTACTATGTCTGGTCCTGCTGTGTCTGTAAAATATCCTAC